AATGATGGTGTGCACGCGATCAATGAAAATGGCGATCAAGAATTTATTCATCTCGATGACGCCTTTTACTGTGAAAGTGATAGCGAGTATTACACGCGCGACGCACACGACGAGAATGTCATCATTTGTGATGATGTTTCGTGTCAATATTTTCTCGCCGATGAAATGATCGAAACGTCGATCGAGGGCGTGTGGATTCATCGAGAAAATGCAATAACCCCGATTATCGAATATGTGCGATCTCATACCACGTATAAATCGGGCGTCACCGAAACCCATTTTCAAAATTATATCGATGTGAGCGAGGCGCGATTCTTGCCGAATGGCGAGGCGATTCATTTCACCCAATATGATGACATGATCGGCGTGCTAAATTCTTATAAAATTGAAAGCGAGGCAATCGATGCGTAAATATCCGATCGGTGTTTTATTGCCCTATCAAAATCATTTTAATAAGCCTCTCGAGAGCGATATTAAATCGGGCGAGATTATGAAATTGATCGAGCATCTCGATTTAAGAAAATGCAATTATGACGGGCTCTATTATCCACGCGCATATATGATTCTTACAAGTTTCGGATTGATTGCCGAGCAATACGCAATTAAGATCGATGAAAGCGAGTATTCGTGCATGGATAATGAGTATCTCGGATTTATTTTAAATCCAATTTTTAGAAAAGAAAGCGAGGCAGTAAATGGATAGATTATTAAACATTTTGTCATACAGGCGCGAGCACAATTCGATCGGCGAGTTGTCATTCGCTTTAAAATACTTGAGCCAATTCGAGCCGATGCACAATCTCGACGGCGATGTCATCGCGTATCGATTCGATAATACGCACCCCGAGGATAAATCGCGCGTGCTCTTTTCGTGCCACATCGACACGATGCACCGATCGAATCCCGATCGCGCATTTCAAGAGGTGTATCTCGATTCATTCTCGAATCAAGTATTCATTGATTCAAGCGATGATTGCCTCGGTGCCGATGATGGCGCAGGCGTCTTTTTATTGCTCGAGATGATCGATCGAGGCGTGCATGGTGCCTTTATATTTCATCGAGGCGAGGAGAAAGGGGGCATCGGCTCGCGTGCCATGGTTGAGTATCATTCCGATTGGTTATCTACTTTCACCCATGCGATAGCTTTCGATCGTCGAGGCACGCAATCAATCATTACGCATCAAGGCACGTGTCGAGGCGCATCGGATACGTGCGCGCAATTCATCATTGACACGATCGGCATGAATCACGTGCTCGATGATACGGGCACTTATACTGACACGCGCGAATATTTCGGGCTTATTCCCGAATGTTTTAATTTCTCGATCGGGTACGATCACGAGCATTCATCGCGTGAAATACTCGACGTCGATTATTTGATGCGATTACGCGATCGCATTACATCGATCGAATGGGGCGCGCTTGAATTGCCGATCGATCGCGAGCCAAAATATGCCGATTACGATGACAAGTATTCTAGCTATTATTCGGGCGCATATTATTCGATCTATGACAATCCCGATTTAGATGAGGTGCTATACATGGATAAACGCGAGCTCGCTCGATTCATTAAGAAAAGCAAGCCCGAAAAAATCGCCGATATTATGAGCGATCTTATTAATCATGTATTCGAGCTCGACGATTATATTGCGCAAGGCAATTCACAATACGCGCGCGACGATTACGCCGATTATTATTCTTTTAATGATTCGCGCATCGATGAGCGCGCGTCACTATTGAAAGCACCAATCGAAAATACTCTCGAGCGCGATCTCGAAACCGATTATTCGGGGTGAAGATTTAATTTTTATTTAATCATTCGAGCCCCGATCTATTCGGGGCTTTTTTTTGAGTGCTATTCGAGCGATTAAATAAGTATTAAATCAGCGATCGATTCGATCGAATTAAATCGATTTTAAGGGGCTTTTTATATTCATTGAGCGAGGCGATTCTCGGGGTAATGATATTACATCAAGCACCAAAAAATAATCGCTTATAGAGCGATTGTGAGAGCCATATATTAAAAAGGGGCTTTTTAAAGCCATTGAATCACGATCATTTTTTGAAAGGGGGTAAGTATAGGATAGATAAAAAGAATCGCGTATAGAGCGATTGTGCGATGAATTGCACACTATTTCAGAGCTCAAGCATTGATTTGATGCGAGATTAAGGGATTTTTTAGAATAACCCTTTTACCATTATGGTTATTTAATAACCATAATGAGAGTATGGGTATTTATTACCCATAATCTTAACAAGGTTATTTAATTAAAAACCCTCATGTACATAAGCATTCTTTTACTTTGAAATCTGGAAAATCACGATGTACATAAGCATTCTTTTAGAGCAAAATCTGGAAACCATGATGTACATAAGCATTCTTTCATAGCAAAATCTGGAAACCACGATGTACATAAGCATTCTTTCAGAGCAAAATCTGGAAACCACGGTGTACATAAGCATTCTTAAATTCCAAAATTTACACATCAACTATAATAAAATAATATTTGGGTAAATTTTGCTTGACACCCCCCTGGTAATTTGAGACAATTAGGATGCAATACTTAACCACTAAGGAGAAACAAATGTTAATGTCAATGCAATATAGAACACACAACGATACCAAAAATATCGATGTAACCGGAACCTCATTACGAGGCACGATTGATTGTAGCTTTGATCAATTAGTAAAAGCTTTTGGTATGCCAATGTTTGATACAAGTGGAGATGAAAAAGTCAAAGCTGAATGGCATATTGAATTTGATGATGGCACTATCGCTACCATCTACGATTGGAAATCTCTCATTGATCCAGAAAAGAATACCGACTGGCACATTGGTGGATTTGCAAAAGGTAATCCAAAAGATAATGTATTATCAGTATTAGCTTTAATCGCGTTGGATAATGTACCTATCGATAATGATACTACGTTAAAAGCAGTATTAGAATTTTCACCATTAGCACATTAAGGAGAATAGCATGAGCAAGAAAAGAATCGTAACACATAGGCAGTTAGCCAGACATAATGGTTGGCATAATGAATATAGTGACCCTATCGATCATGACCCAATCGATGCTGCAGCTTGGATTGTGATTGCAATCTGCTTCATTGTATTTATCGTGGCGTTCTAATCATGATTACAATCTCAGTAGAAATCACACGTGACCAATATGACTCAATCATCATTGATGCATTGAGTCATAGTTTCACCACCTTATATAAAGAATATGAAAAGACCAAAGACGAGTCATTGATGGAATACATTACGGCTTATCGTGTAGTCTTAAATGATTATATGAGACCAAGTGAATTTGAATCTTTACTTGACAAAATTAAAAAGACCAAAAAATATGACAGCAAAAGGTTGACTGATGCTAATAATGGTCTATAATAGATCTTGCAACTTTAACCACCAAGGAGAATAAAATGAATGACGATTTAGTTAAAACCATTGACACTTTAGGCATGATCGATAAACAGATCAAAGACCTTGAAGCATCTGCACGTAAATTAAAAGATGCTTTGATTGCCAGAGGTGTGGGTAAGTATGATGGCAACTTATTCCAAGTCAATGTGCAACAGTTTGATCGCGCGGCAATTAGTCCAACGCTTGTGCGTGAATTAGGTGACGATGACTTTGTATCATCTGTGACCGAAGTCAAAACAGTCAATGCCGTTGTCGTTAAACCTTTAACACTACACGTTTAATGAAACAACCCGCATACGAACTACGAGATGAAACCGGCGAAGCAATTCGTCGGTTTTATTCTATGGAGTTTGCAGAAAAGTTTTTATGTCAAGGATACACCATCACCAAATTAAATCTTCCTAAACCACCACACCCATTTCAGCAATTACTTTCACTCAACTTAGGAGATCCCCCATTTTGACAGAAGATTATCAACCCAATGATATACTCACCGACTACTTACAATCGCTCTATGGGGTAGACATCTTACCTACGGAAGAAGAGCACCGCCTTGCTTATCGTATTGCAGAGGGTGACCAAAAAGCCCTGGACAAATTGATTAAGCACAATTTGAGATTTGTCGTTTACATCGTACGCAAAATGACAGCGTGGAAATATAGTCGCATGCCACTTGAAGATCTACTTGCCATGGGTAATGAACAACTCACTATTGCAGCACGTCGGTGGACACCTACAAACAACGCACGCTTTGCAACCTATGCCAGATCATTTATTGAAAAAGGTGTTCGTCGAGAGCTTGACAATACGGCTAACCTCATACGACTGCCCGTAAATATTATGGAAGCAGTCAAGAAAATGAATTATAATGAACGTGCTTTATCACAAGTTTTAGGTCGCAAACCAAAAATAAGTGAAGTAGCCACAATGATGGGTGTCGATGAGGAAAGAGTGAGACTGCTTCAATCTTATCTCACACGTGAACCCGTATCACTCGAACATTTAAATGAAGAAAGATTTTTGGAGGAACAAGATGACTAACATCATAGAATTAAAACGTCGTACTAAAGACATAGAAAAAGAATTGGCATCGGAAAAAGGATTAGCACTGCCTACAGATGTCTTTGACAAAGAGGGTAATTTTAAAAAGATAGACTTTCATAATAGCGCAGGCAATTTTATCTTAGAAGCAGTATGGGACGATCGCGATGCACAAACAGAAGAGAATCGTATTGCTTTTAGAAAATGGGCATATCACATGATGAAAAATAAGGGGTACTCAATTGAACTTTAATGATGAAAAGACATGGTGGCAAGTTGCAAAATGGTACGTAATTATCTTATCTGCTTACTTTTTTGGCAGAATTGCCTATGATTACATCATTTGCTATTTGTAACTCATTGATTATTAACACATTGTCACACTTGTCACACTTGTCACACTTAAAACGCACATTACCCTGCCTCTATATTTTATTTTATTTTATTTTAAAAAAGAATATAAGACAAAGAAGTGTGACAAGTGTGACAACTTGTTTAAAATCAATGGGTTACAGAGGGTCAAAGTGTGACACAAAATTGTTACAAATTGTAACAATCCTTTATAATCAAGCACTTAGCTCAAAAGAAGTGTGACAATGTGTTATAAATCAAGGACTTACAGCATCATTTGACACACAAGAAAAAATATATTTATAATTTTGTATAAAATTTGCATTAGTTAGGACGAATATGGAAAACACCACCAACAATAAACCACAATGCTTGCCCGTTAATATGGCAAACATTCCACTCGAACTCAAAACGATACCGCGTTGGGTATTATGGCGCATGGTTCAGATGGGCGATGAAAATGCACCACGATGGTCAAAGATGCCCGTACAACCAAACGGCCAATCTGCCTCATCAACCAATGTAGAACAATGGACAGACTTCATGACTGTCGAACACGCATACAACTCCAACCCAGGCAAGTTTGATGGCATCGGTTTCGTCTTTTCTAAAGATGACAACCTCGTTGGCATAGACTTAGACGACTGCTTAGATCCGACCACACACGAATTCATCAACGACGCATCCGCCCAAATTGCGACGCGACTCAACGGGTATATGGAAGTCTCACCCTCTGGCACTGGTGTCAAGATATTTACACGCGCCACACTTCCATCTGCACACGTCGATCACTCGATCGGATTAGAAGTATATCCGCACTCACGTTACTTTACCGTGACGGGTCATCACATCTCAGGCACAATCCCAACCCAAGAACAAGACGTAACGTCCATAGTGCCACCGAGACAACTTACCAAAACAGGTGACGCATTCTCAGATTACACACCGCCATTAGAAGGATATGATATTGCCAAAGTAGAATCGGAAATCCTACCGCACTACTCACCCGATACAGGCTATGCAGAGTGGTTAAAGATTGGTGCGATTCTTCATCATCAAGGTCAAGGTGACATTGAATGGTGTGAGTTGTGGGATCGTTGGTCATCTCAGTCACATAAGTATCAATCGACAGGGCTTAACTCTTGCGAATCCAAATGGAAAACATTTAAAGGCAGCGGTGCCACGTTGCGTTCACTCGTGTTTGAAGTGAATCAGCAATTACTAAAGCAAGCGCTCGCCAACGGGGACACGATTTTAGACAACAACGTGATGGCGCACGCTCGAGTATTCCTCGATAACTTTTACTCATCGGAAGAAGGATATAAGTTAGTACATTATGCCGATGACTTTTATATTTATGTAGGCACACATTACGAGATCATAGAAGAACTAACTGTTCGCGCTGATCTTTATAAGTTTTTAGATAAGTGTAAAAAGCTTGATCGTAAACAAAACATCTTACCATTCAATCCAACACCGGCCAGTGTCTCGGCTGCATTGGACGCGATCAAATCGATTACGCACTTACCCAATCACCCAAATACAAAACCGCCGATATGGTTAATGCAGCATCGTGCCAATAAACCACCGGCATCTAAATTAATCTCGTTGCAAAATGGTATATTCCACGTTGAAGATAATGTGATGATCCCACATTCATTAGGGTTCTTTACACAGAACTCACTTGCGTTTATGTATGATGAATCAGCATCATGTCCAACGTGGATGAATTTTTTAAAATCAGTATGGGAGGACGACAATGAATCCATCGAAACCTTACAAGAAATGTTCGGCTACATCCTCAGCGGGGACACACGTCAACAAAAGTTTTTTAACATCATTGGCCCTAGAAGATCAGGCAAGGGAACGATCAACAAGGTGCTCGTGTCTCTCCTCGGACAACACAACACTGTGGCTCCCGAGTTGGGTGAACTATGTGATAGCTTTGGTTTACAGCCTTGGCTTGGCAAGCTTCTTGCTAGCTTTACTGATGCCAGGGCACCCGAGAGGAATCGTAATGCTGTTGTGTCTCAACTCCTTCGTATCGTTGGTGGTGATACCATTACTGTTAATAGGAAGAACAAAGAAGCTTGGAATGGTTACTTGCCCACACGAATTGTCATATACTCCAATGAAGTCTTACAGCTCACGGAAAACTCAAACGCGCTCACAGGACGAATGGTGGTATTAAAAATGACTAAATCCTTCTACAATAAAGAGGACACAGAGTTAGCTCACAAATTAGAATCAGAGCTTTCTGGTATCTTTAATTGGGCGATGGAAGGATTGCAAAGACGATTAGCACGTGGTGGATATTTTGTACAACCTAAATCGGGCGCATCTTATTTAGATTTGATGACTGAATTGGGTAACCCTATTGGTTTATTTGTAGAAGATGCATTAGTATTTGATCCAACGGCATCGGTATCCAAAGATGATGTGTTTACATGCTACTCACGTTGGGCGATTAAAAAGAAATTGCCACCAGGTACTGAGTTTTCATTCAAGCGTCGATTCTTGGCAGCAACGCAAGAACATCGTATTGAAGTCGGACTACTACGCCAAGATGGAAAACGAGACCATGTTTACATGGGCATTAGACTTAATGACGAGGCACAGAAATATATTAATAGTGTTATTACATTTGAAGAAGGAGCATTTTAATGCTAGATTTTTTAACCGCTTTTTTGCTATATCATTTTGACGCTAACTATAAATGGTGGATTGGTTTTATTGTTGTCGTCCTTATTGAAACAATACAAGATATAAATTATAAATATGGAGATGACAATGGCAACTAAAGAAGAGATGATAAATAATTTGTTAGAAGATATCAAAATGAAACCTTCTACCATTTTAAAACTTAAAATAGAAATTGATGATAGTGGTTATTACTATGAACTTGATCCAGAACGCGATATTACTGCATACGAAACCACACTCATTTTTAAATTGGTCATGGTGGCGCTAAACTCCGCGACCGAGCCGTCTATGTTGTGGCGTTTCATTACGATGAATAATCTGCAGCGTCATTTTAAAAAGACAAATGAGATTGCTGAATTAGACGAAGAGGAAAACGACGAAGAGTTTGATGATTAATTTATTTAGCATATTTTATCCACTGGTCATGTTGATGTTTGCATTTATTGGGTTTGTAGCAGGATGGATTTTACATAAGGAGTTTGGAGATGGCGAGAGTACTGATGAATGCACACAGGAACATTGCGATCGAGATATCGAGGAAAGATAAGTGGACAATCATTGTGACAGGGTGGACACCCACGCACCGTGAAAAAATACTTAATACCGAGATCGATCGCGAATGGGATACTTATAATTACCCATTTCACGCCGCGATACAACGGTTTCTTTCACCCACATTACCATCATCATTTATTGATGAAACAGCACAACGAGATTTAAAGGAGATACTAAAACATGCAGGTTGATCAATTCAGGAAATGGTGGTTTGAAAACAAACGACCCTTTAAGCCACCATTTAAGAATGCGGTATATTTTACAGACACCACGCACTCACTCTGCATATTTAGAGATAAACGCTATCAAGTATTATTGATCACAGTTAAACCAAATGTAAATGTGCCTAAACACTCACATCCAAACGTTGAGAGTTGTGCGACGTATGTCACAGGCTATTTGCAGTTAGGTTTAGAGCATGATGATTTTAAGAAGACGGAGTACTGGAACACACTGCAAAAAGAAAATCCAACAACGGGCATGCACGCATTATTCGGCACATCAACATCAGCGGGTTATATGGGAGAGCCCCACAGTCTACAATCCAAAGATGGTGGTGGCGCGTTCTTAGTATTTGAGAAATGGTTGAATGATGTAGAGATGACGACCGCACTCATTGATTGGGTGGGTGAACCCATTGACGAAGGACACAGGAGGTTACTGGATGAAAACAAAAAAGTATAGTTATTACAATGTTGATCTGGGATTTTTTCCTCGTTGCGTAAAGTTATGTTTTAACGACGAACAATTCCAAGAGATACTCATTGATCAAAAGATGACCAACGTAGATATTAAGGCACTTCAGTTAGGTGTAGCCGAGGTTCATTACATTGGCGAAGGTAAAAAAGGTGTCATCATCGCAGTATTTAATTTAGATGATATGAAAGATAGTGTAGAAGAAATGGTGGCAACAATTGCACATGAGACAGTGCACATCATTGAACGTCTTAGTGAGTACATTGAAGAAGAAGAGATACTCACAGAAGAGACTCGAGCGTACCTTACCGAATCAATCGTTCGTCAAATATTTAAAGCTTGCGTTATAGAAAAGGAAAAACATGTTGGAAAAACACTTGGAACAGTACTTGAAAACCTCGGTGGAAAAATCAGGGGGCTTAAGCTTCAAATGGATAAGCACAGTGACCGGCGTGCCAGACAGAATCGTATTCCTAAAGGGGAAAGTATACTTAGTGGAACTAAAGGCAAAGTCCGGCCGACTATCTCCAAGACAATTAGTCGTATTCCGACTACTGGAAAAACAAGGGTTCATCGTAACAGTGATATTTAGTGAGGAAGAGGTCGATGCGTTTATCAGATTTATCACCCAAGCAAAAACAGATTAGACAAAGATTTTATTACAATGCAAAATCACGCGCTCGTAAAAATAATCTTCCGTTTAATTTAACCGTGGAATACTTGGAATCTATTGCAACTAATGAATGTCCAATATTTAAAATTCCATTTGAATGGGGACAATCAGGTTTAGGTAAAGGTAATACGAAAGAAAACGCACCCACACTCGATCGCATACTACCACACAAAGGATACGTTAAAGGTAATGTGGCATTCTTATCATATAGAGCCAATCGTATTAAAGATAATGCATCAATGGAAGAAATGTATAAAATAGCAGATTGGATATGGGAACACTTACATGCTGAACAGAAATAACTTACATCAGTATCAAAAAGATATTGTAGATAAAGCATCATCCATTCCATGTATTGGATTACTATTAAATCCGGGACTTGGTAAAACCGCAACAACGCTCACAATTATTGCAGAGCAATGTAAAGGCCGCACACTCATCATAGCACCTAAAAAAGTTGCTGAATCAGTATGGTCAGAAGAAGTAACAAAATGGGAACATACCAAACACCTCCGCGTCTCTAAGATATTAGGCAATCCAAAAGAACGTGTTGAGGCAGTACAAAAAGATGCCGATATATACATCATCAATTTAGAAAATGTAGTGTGGTTAACTGAGTTAAAAATACCCATGACAAAGTTTGATAATCTTGTCATCGATGAGTCATCACGTTTCAAGGACTCATCAACAAAAAGATTCAAAGCGATTAAACCTTTTCTTAAAACATTCAAACGCCGTATCATTCTAACAGGTACACCCACACCTCAAGGTTACCAAGACCTATGGTCACAAGTTGCCATATTAGATCTCGGCCAAAGATTAGAAACATCACTCACTAAGTTCCGTGACAAGTACATGATGCCGATCGAACGTAACAGGCACACGGGCGTGATCTATAAGTGGGGCATCATACCCAAGGCGGATGAGGTAATTAATGACAAGATCAAAGACATATGCTTCTCACTCAAGGCGGAGGATTACCTTACACTCCCAGAAGTCACCAAGGTATATCATACGGTCGAGATTGGTCAAGCTACAAGAAGTGCTTATGATCGATTACGTAAAGACATGGTGCTAGAAGTTGAAGCAGAAACCATTACGGCAGTCACCGCCGCGGCTCTAACAAACAAGCTATTACAGTTTACCTCAGGGTCACTTTATAAAGAAGACGGCACATGGCTAAAACAACATGATGCTAAGTTAGATTATTTGGAAGATCTTGTAGATGAAAACATACCTACATTAGTCTTTTACCATTATAAATCATCACTTGCAGGATTACAGGCAAAATTTTCCCATGCAAGATTATTAGATAGCAATCCACAAACGATAGAAGATTGGCGACAAGGTAAGATTAAGATGTTGTTGGCGCATCCACAATCGGGCGGCATAGGAATTAACTTACAATGTAATGTAGCCGATACGGCACAGATGGTTTGGTATGATTTACCATGGTCAAGTGAAAACTATATCCAAGCAAATGCCAGGGTACATCGCCAAGGTCAAACCAAGCCTGTGATTATCCATCATTTAGTCTTAAGTCGCAGTATTGATAACCAAGTGATACAAGTTTTGGAAGGTAAAATAAATATCCAAAATGCTGTCTTAAATGCCCTAGATTTTGCATTAGTATAGTACGTATGGAAAATAACAAACTAAAACATAAAGTTAACGCTATGATGCCCAGACTATCCGACGAGGACCCTGATCCCATGGAGCGCGATGACTCTAAGGAAGGTAACTTCTCAGCCACACTGATTGATGGTTGGTTACCCTGGACCGAGGAAGACTTAATAGACATTAGAAAAATCATTGACGCTAAGCTTGACCCAAAACAACAATTTATTTTTGAGGCTTACCTTGATGGTTTAACTTACAATGATATATCCGTGACAGAAAAATACTGGAGATATCATTTTGGTAAGGGATTAGAGATTATTAAAAAGGAGCTAAATTTATAATGGCTATAAGCGAAAAAAATTGGCTTGGAATGGTTGAGGATCAAAATGATCCAGTTAATCATCCAAAGCATTATACGAGTAACCCAGCTAAATGTATTTGTGGTGAAAATATAGAGTGCATTCAAATTACAGAACATATGAACTTCTGTCTTGGGAATGCCGTGAAGTACATCTGGCGTGCAGATTTAAAACACGATGCCATAGAAGACTTAGAAAAGGCGATATGGTACATTCAACGAGAACTAGATAAAAGGAGAAAAGTATGACCGATATTAGCAAAGAAAAAATAACATTAACTTTAACAGTGGATCAAGTGAACGGATTGCTTAATGTATTAGGTAATGCACCATTTGTGGCTTCTGCAAATTTAATTAATGAGATTCAAACTCAAGGTGGCCCACAAGTAGCTGCATTACAAGCTGCATGTGAACCTGCTGATACACAACCAGCACCTGATGCTACGGCAGACGCATAATGGCATCCGATCTTTTAAATAAGATGATGGATAGGGGCGGATTTTCAAACTCAGATGCTATTGAGAAAAAGCGCCAAGAACTTGCTGCAGCAGTGACCCGAGTCGTTATTAATGAGGCCATGGCTGAGATGAGGGCTCGCAAAGCTGAGATTGAGCGCATGTCAGTTAAGACCGACGATGGGGCGAAAAAAGACTAGTTTGTGCATTAGTAGGAATAGGGAAACCTATGCCTACTAATAGCCCTTGCATCGGTGTTTGTCGATTAGACAATGAGTATTGTCGTGGATGTAAACGACATGTATCCGAAATAGTAGACTGGTATAACTACACCAATAAACAAAAAGAAGAAGTCATTAGGAGAATACAAGATGGCAGAAAAGTGGATTCAGAAAGCAATTAAAAAACCAGGTGCATTAAAACAATCTCTTGGTGTTAAAAAAGGTGAAAAGATTCCCGCTGGCAAACTTGCAGCTGCAGCAAAGAAACCTGGTGTGACAGGTAAACGCGCAAGACTTGCAGAAACATTAAAAGGTTTAAAGAAATAACATAATGGCAACAAACAAAAAATATAAGTTTAATGAAGAAGATGCTAAGAAGATTTTACTTCTTGGGCAGCAAGGTGCATCACAAAAAGCGATGTACGCCGCAATTGGCATAAGTAAAACAACTGCGCTTAAACTTAAAAAAGAAGATCCTGTATTTGCAGAAGCTATGGATTTAGCAACAACCTATGGTCAAGCATATTGGGAAAATTTGATGTTAGCCAATATCGAAAACAAAGCATTCAATTCCCGTGTTGCAGAGATTGCATTACGAGGCCAATACCCCGATGATTACAAAGACTCAAGAGAACAAAAGATTGATCTCAAAGCAGAGGTTGTAGTCGACTTTAATAAAGAAATAGCTAACCTAATTTCCGCCTTAAAGCAATAAAAATATTTTCAATTTAGTTAAAAAATAATGCCCCGAAAGGGGTATTTTTTTGCATTAGTATAAGTAACTTTTTAACGAATTGAAAGACTAAAATGACTGCACACGCATTTCTCTCAGCCTCCGGATCCAAAAGATGGCTAACATGTACTCCTTCCGCAAGACTCGAAAGTACACTCCCCGATACTCCAAGAAACCCAAATGCATTTGATTATTCAGCAGAAGGCACAACAGCCCACACTTTATCTGAAATCAAACTGCGTCTCCATTATGGGCAGATTAGTAGTGAGGAATATAAACGAGAGCTTGAGATTATTAAACTCACTCAATACTATAATGAAGAGATGGAAGTTTATACAGATAACTATGTTGTCTATGTAAGATCGCAGATTGGTGCCAACGATGAGCCTATGTTTGAACAAAAGGTAGACTTTTCAGAATGGGTAAATGACGGCTTCGGAACTGCAGACGTTGTAGTATTATCAGAAAATTCAATTCATGTCATGGATTTAAAATATGGTGCAGGCATTCCTGTATCAGCTATAGATAATCCACAATTAAGATTGTATAGTTTAGGCGCATGGAATAAATTTAAAGTCAAGTACCCAAATATCAAAGAAGTTAAATATACAATCATCCAACCTCGATTGGATAGCATTACAACAGATAGCACAACCCTTCATAAACTTGTGGATTGGGCAGAGTATTTTGTAAAACCCAAAGCAGCAAAAGCTTGGACAGGATCGGGTAACTATGTACCTGGAAATCATTGCCAATTCTGTAAGGCAAAAGCTTTGTGTCGTGCGCGAGCTGATTATAATAATGAGCTAGCTAAACTCGATTTTAAAGAACCTCCTTTATTAACAGAAGATGAGCTTAATATTGTATTATCAAAAGCGCAAGACTTACGCACATGGGTAAATGATGTAGAAACTCACGCACTTGATCGAGCTGTCAATGAACATAAGATCCCGATCGGTTTTAAATTAACAACGACAACAACACATCGCAAGATCACTGATACTGAACTTGCTGCCAAAGTGCTACTTGAAAAGGGTCTTCCTAAAGATACCATTTATGAACCTGTCAAACTAAAATCTATCGCAACGCTAGAAAAGTTAGCGGCCAAAGGTCAAGTGGTAGCTTGGTTAGGTGATTTAGTACAACGCCCAGAGGGGTCACCTAAATTGGTAAGAGATACTTCAGCCAACGCTGCGGATGATTTCAAATGATTGTCTCCTCAATAGGACGTTGTGGGTCAACAAAGTTTTGTTATGATTTAGCCAAACAATTAAAGGTACCTCTTTACGATGAGATACTTAACATGGATATTAAAAAGCCACTCAAGCATTTAATCCATGAAATAAAAGTGCCGGAGCATAATCCAAAGAACCCTGCATTTTTAAGAACGATTGATTTTGATAGAGCAGTTATAAACAATCACTCAATTAACTTTTTTAATTTACAAAAAACAAACATATTCCTAACAAGAGAAAATGTTCAGGATTCTTTTTGGTCTTTTGTAGAAATCACAAAACGCTACTTCGCTGTTGAGAATCCAAAATTAAAGGGAGACGCCCTGGACAGTATGATAAGACAAATACTTCAAAGAGAGTTGGTGCACGCTCAATTCTTTTATGAGTACTGTTACGTGTACAATGTTCAGCTAGTTATTCCAGATCTCAAGTTCACCGATTCAAAAGTTTACAGAGAACGCTACGAACAATTTACCAATCAGATAGAGAACTTTAAAGAAAAAATAAAGCTTCCGTCTTACTTAAGATATGAATAATATGCTTGTTAAATGCTATGAAAAAGTGTATTCTGTACCAGATAGTTTGATTGGAAAATATACAAAAGAGTTTGAACCGTTGACTAATAGTGGATTACGTGATGAGATCAATTTGCTCCGCGACTCAGTGTATCAGATTTTATTATTGGTATCTGTAGATCCCGAAATGCTTGAAGAAGAATCATATAAAAAAGACTTTATTAATGCATTAGCTATTAAAAAAGCTATGCAAAATAATAAAATCTTGCATGATGATTAAAAGTAGTGTAATATGTTTTTTACGGGTAGACGAATCAGCCCCGATTGAAGTTTGATTCTAACGTTAAGGAGTAATATATGGCAGCAACTAATAAAATTAAAATTGTAACTGGTAAAGTACGTTTCTCATATGCGCATGTGTTTCAACCACAAGCTGCTGTTGAAGGCGGTACACCAAAGTATTCAGTATCAATTATCATTCCAAAATCTGATACTGAAACAGTTGCTAAGTTTCAAAAAGCTTTCGAAGATGCGGCAAATACAAACGCAGCTTTCTTTGGTGGCGCAGTACCAAAAGGTTTAAAAGGTGGTTTACGTGATGGTGACGCAGAGAAGGATGATCCGGCTTATGCTAATTCATACTTTGTAAATGCTAACTCAGCTAATAAACCAGGTGTTGTAGATGCAGATATGAATGCGATCATTGATCCATCAGAATTCTATAGCGGTTGCTATGGTCGTGCATCTGTAACACTCTATCCATACAATGCCTCAGGTTCTAAAGGTATTGCGGTTGGATTAAACAATGTTCAAAAAACAGAAGACGGTGAAAAACTTGGTGGTGGTACATCCGCCGCTGCAGACTTCGCAGTTTAATGAAAAAGATCCTAATTATGGGGCTTCCGGGTGCGGGTAAGACGACACTTGCTCGTGCCCTCTTGAAGCAGTTAATTAATCACAAACAATCTGTGAAATGGTTTAATGCCGATAAGATTCGTGAAGACTTTAATGATTGGGATTTCACTGACAAGGGTAGGTTAAGGCAAGCAGCGCGCATGTATTACTTAGCACGTGATGAAAATACGGACTTTGTGATATGTGACTTTGTTTGCCCTACACTACTTATGAGAGCACTGTTTGAACCACAGGTAACGATATGGATGGATACCATAAAAGAAGGTCGTTTTGAAGATACAAACAAAATTTTTACACCACCCACTCAGTATCAATTTCGTATTCAAGAAAAGGACGCGAACAAGTACGCTGAGTCTATTGCAAGAAAGATAATAAATGGATCAATATAGAGAGTACATTGCAGCGAGTCGATACGCTAGATTTATCGATGAAAAAGCCCGTCGTGAGACATGGGGCGAAACCACGCAAAGATTTGTAGACTACATATTTAGTCACACTGAACCTATTAAAGACAACGAAGAGTTAAAGAAAGAAATCTTTGACGCTATTTTTAACCATCAACTGATGCCTTCCATGCGTGCCATGATGACGGCAGGAAAGAGTGCTGATCGTGATAACACATGCGTTTACAACTGTTCTTACTTACCCGTCGATGATCCTAAATCATTTGATGAAGCCATGTTTATTTTATTGTGCGGAACAGGAGTTGGTTTTTCAGTCGAAGCAAGTAATATTAACAAGCTGCCCGAAGTGCCAGACACTCTATATGAATCCAATCACACGATTGCAGTCCATGACTCGAAAGAAGGTTGGGCAAAAGCATTAAGATTAATATTGGCTCATTTATGGGCAGGCGAAGTACCACAATGGGATGTATCAAAAATTCGCCCCGCCGGTGCTCGATTAAAAACATTTGGTGGTAGGGCGTCCGGTCCACAACCACTGATTGATCTATTTAATTTTGTGGTCGCAGTATTTAAACATGCGCATGGCCGTAAACTCAATTCATTAGAGTGCCACGACATTATGTGTAAAATTGGTGAAGTGGTTGTAGTGGGTGGCGTACGTCGTTCTGCTATGATCTCACTATCAGACCTAGACGATGAAAGGATTAGACATGCAAAAGCGGGACCTTGGTGGGACACAGCACCGCACCGTGCACTGGCGAATAATTCCGCAGTGTACAACGAGACGCCTACAGTTGGCAAATTCATGGAGGAATGGCTCTCCCTCTACAATTCGCACTCGGGTGAACGAGGCATTTTCAATCGCGAGGCAGCTAAGAAGACGGTTTCCAAATTCGGGCACCGCGATCCAAATTTCGAGTTCGGTACTAACCCGTGCTCAGAGATCATTCTTCGTCCGTATCAATTTTGTAACCTCACGGAGGCTGTTGTACGTCACGACGACACCAAAGAAACTCTTATGTACAAAGTCAAATTGGCTACCATTTTGGGTACAATTCAATCGACGTTCACAAAATTCCCGTATTTAAGAAAAGTGTGGCAAAATAACACCGAAGCAGAACGCTTGCTTGGTGTGTCATTAACTGGTATATTTGACAATACATTATTAACTACACAAGGGGAGAAATTAAATGGAATTCTTAACGAGCTCAGAGATGTGGCGAGAGATACAAACAAAGAATGGGCTGAAAAACTTGGCATTGAACCAAGCGCCGCAATCACTTGCGTCAAGCCAAGTGGAACAGTCTCTCAACTTGTTGACTCTGCGTCAGGAATCCATCCAAGACATTCTAAATTCTATATCAGAAGAGTACGTGGCGACAAAAAAGATCCACTTACAACCTTCCTTGTGGAACAGGGCATTCCTAGCGAAGACTGCGTATATAAACCGACGCAAACGACAGTATTCAGCTTCCCTCAAAAAGCGCCAGACGGATTAACAAGGGCAGATGTTACACCCATAGATCACCTAGAATTATGGTTGACCTATCAAAGGGAGTGGTGTGAACACAAACCTTCTGTTACCATATCGGTCGAAGAAAAAGACTGGCCGAGTGTAGGAGCATGGGTGTGGAAACATTTTGATCAAATGAGTGGTGTATCATTCTTACCATATTCTGAACACACTTATAAACAAGCGCCTTATGAAGAATGCTCAGAAGAAGATTACAATACATTAAAAACCTCTATGCCTGTGATTGATTGGACTAAATTCCAAGAATTAACTGACAATGTAGAGGGTGCACAAATGTTAGCTTGCGTGAGCGGCGTTTGTGAAATATAATGGAATTTACAGCTAAACAATTTCATCGTGGTGGTGAAGTGGGGGGCTCTGTAGTTTGGAGCCTCTTTTTATTTGGAGATTAATATGGATGCAGCAGATATTAGCCCTATTACAATAACAGCTAATGCAGTAGAATACTTATATAAAAAAGTAAATGTTACTAAATATTCTTCTGCCTTATCGCCGGAAAAGCAAAAGAAATTTGAAGAGATGATGAAGCAAGACTTTTATAAAGATGATCCCTATCGCGATATGTGGGATCCTAATTGGATATATAAAAAATGATTAGGAGATTAAAATGAAACAACATAAATGGCATAAAGAAATAAAAGCATGGGCTGAAGGTAAAAAGATTGAAGCTAAATGGGTATCTGATGAAAATGAAGAATGGCAATATGTTGAAACTCCAATTTGGGATGCAACTCATTGGGAATACCGCATTAAACCACAACCTAAAGAAATGAAACCTGAATTAAACGAAGAGTTTACATGGTGGTATGAAAGAGTATTTTTACAAAGTCCTAGTATGTGTGAATTAAAATATGACGATGAAAAGATGTGGCAGGCATGGATAGCTGGATATAAATTAGGTCGTGACAATGCTTATAAAAGAAAAGATATCCCTATTGAAATTTTTACCATACCAAAAGAAAAACATATCCATACTATGAATAAAGATAAGGATAAGGATAAGGAATGACTGATAGATTATCAACATTTAAAACCAGACTTGAAAAGATAGGTATAAATGTAACCTTTGCGGCCAATTATCCCTGGATTTATTTTGATACCATTAACGGTAAAAAAGTAACAGGAACATTTCATGCTAATCACGGCTGGACTGCATTTTTTTATCCTGTAGAAATACAAGGTAAGATTAAATTTAGTGATAGACGAGAAGTATTTAAAAAGGTAAGGGAATATACAAAATGACTTGGAACTATAGGATCATTAAACGAATTTGCCCTAAAACAAAAGAAATATATTATGGATTAAATGAAGTCTTTTATAGAGAAACAGGCGAATTAATGGCTTTTAGTGAAAGAGATGAAGTGATAGGCGATAATCCTGAAGAAATTATTAGAGTATTAGAAATGATGTTAAAAGATGCTAAAAAAGATCAACCCATATTAACAGAAGAGGATTTTGGAAATGAAACTCACTAAAAAACAAAAAATGAATCTGATAGAAGGAAAGCTTGAATTAAGTATGTTAGAATTCCATATGAGTTTACCTTGGATTGTTAGAAAATTATTTAGCAAACAAGCATTGAACTGGTATGATAAAGGTAAAGGTGATGCAATGGCTGATTATCTTTGGCTTAAAAAGAAAATAACAAAAATGGAGAATCAAAATGGTAAGTGAAGCAGGCAAAGGTGATAAACAAAGACCCACAGATTTAGAAAAATTCGAAGCCAATTTTGAACGCATTTTTGGTAAACCTAAAAAGTCTCGTATCGATATTATTGGACAAAATGGCAACGAGGGATTACACTATGACTCTGATGATGCTGTTGATCGATGGTCAGCAGTATTGCGAGATGAATATGATTCTAAATATTGGAAAGATTAATAATGAAAGTAATACAAACTAAATACAAAGGATATCATTTTAGATCTCGTCTTGAGGCTAGATGGGCCGTATTTTTTGATACTATGGGATTAAAATGGGAATATGAACCAGAAGGATTTGAATTAAAAGATGGTACAAAATACTTACCAGATTTTAAAGTAGATTATGGCAATTATTATGAATGGTTTGAAGTTAAATCTAGTTTAAAAGATATAACTAAAGAAGAACTTTTAAAAATAATAAAATTTCAAGACGAATGTGGTTCTGATCTTATTATATTAGATGGAGTTCCAGAACCTAAAATGTATAATACTTGGAAAGAAGCATTTTATATAGATTATGAAGAAGAAGATTACTATCAAGTACTTTTAGAAAAAATTAAAAATAATGAAAAAATAAAAATAAATGATTCTTTTGATAGAAGTGGATACGCATTAAATTGTTATAAAGACAGACTTTGGTGGGATGAATACGATAATTTTTTTACACATAATTGTGAACAATATGCTCAAATTATTGAACATGCTTGTAATAAAGCTAAATCTGCAAGATTTGAACATGGAAGACAAGGATAAATGATCTATAGTATTGACTTTGAAACTAGATCAGCGATTGATCTGAAAGATAGAGGGCTGGATGTATACGCCAACGATCCCTCAACAGAAGTGTTGTGTATTGCGTTCGGCACCGAACCTAACGATGTGTTAGTAACTGACCAAGTTAATAACCCACACTACGGGCATTTCTTATCCAAACTATTAGACCACGTAAACAACGGTGGCAAAATCCAAGCATGGAACGCCATGTTCGAGTATGCCATCTGGAACTGCGTCTGTGTGCCTAAGTACGGCTGGCCACCACTAAAATTAGAACAATGTATTGACACCATGGCCATAGCTGCGGCCAATAATATTCCACAAAGCTTAGATGACGCTGGCACATTTATAGATGCCGAATATAAAAAAGATCCTATTGGTAAGCGTCTTATTCAGAAACTATGCAAACCATACAAAGACGGATTTAATAAAGACCCCGAACTTATAAATCAGCTGTTTGAGTACTGTCGCCAGGACGTTAAGACAGAGATGGCCATAGGGCGTTTGCTAAGACCCCTGGACGCATCAGAACAAAAGATATGGGAGTTGACCCAGCGTATTAATATTAGGGGTGTTCCCGTCGATCCTTGTGAGTTGGAAAATGCGGTTAAGGCCGTAGAAAACGCTCAAGCCCAAATTGATCAAGAAACACTAGCGCTCACTGGGTGCAAACCATCAGAACGAGCCAAATTATTAAAATGGCTAAATGAGCATGGGGCTAACTTAAAAGACTTGACTGCCGAAACAGTTTCTGAGGCCTTGAAAGATGTTTACAAAATCCCTACTATTAATAGGGTTTTAGAATTAAGACAAGAAGGAAGCCAAACTAGCGTGGCTAAGTACGCTAAAATGTTGGAGATACAAAATGAAGGAAGAATACGAAATACATTGGTCTATCATGGCGCGAGTACTGGCCGTTGGGCTTCTCGCGGTGGACTTAATTTGCAAAATATTGCGCGTCCCGTACTTAGCGATGAAGAGATTGCAGTCGCGATTCCAAGCGTCTTTAGGGAACGAGTTGGTACAATGCGAGAATTGTCCTCGCTTGTACGAAGTGCAATACATGCTCCTATGGCTAAGACCTTCGTGGACGTCGATTTTAGCTCGATCGAAAATAGAGTGGCGTCATGGATCGCCAATCAAAACGACAAAGTTGAGCTCTTCCGACAAGGATTAGATGAGTACAAGGTATTTGCCTCTCAGTCATTGTACCGAGTACCTTACGAAGAGGTAACTAAGGATCAAAGGCAAGTCTCTAAATCCGCCGTACTTGGTTGCATGTTCGGACAGGGCGCCAAGGGATTGGTTGAGTACGCCAAGGGTATGGGTGTGTCACTCAATCCGGTACAGTCCAAGAGCGCCGTAGATAATTATCGCGCGTCCTATCCAAAAGTAAAAGAACTATGGTACGCTTGCGAGAACGCGGCGATTGAGGCCGTGCAGACACCGGCGACACCTATTGCGGCTAATAATAAGGTGGTGATGAAGTACGACAAGGGGGCTTTGTGGATGCGTCTACCGAGCGGTAGATTAATATGTTGGCAAAGGCCAGAACTAGAAACTGTTATGACGCCTTGGGGAGCTGAGAAGCTTGCTGTTACTGTGCATGGACTTAATACATTTACCCGTAAGTGGACGAGGAACGTTCTTATCGGAAGCTCCATATTTCAGAGTGCCGTCCAAGGAACCGCTAGGGATTTCCTTGCCATGGCTATGCTCAGTCTTGAAGATAAAGGATATAGTGTGTGTAACAGTATCCACGATGAGGTCCTAATATTAGTTGATGAAGCTAAACAAGATGTTGCACTCGATGAGGTCATTAAGATCATGACCACTCCGCCACAATGGGCGCCCGATTTTCCTCTCGCTGCCGAAGGGTGGGTTGGTAAACGTTACCGTAAGTAAGTTAGCACTTCCAGCGTCTTAGTGACGCTGCTTTTCTTGTGGGTTTGCCGTTCTCGTCTTTCATGGGTCCTGGCATGCCAGACATTCTTGCACAGAAAGATCTTTTACGAGCGCCACCTTCTGGTTGTGGTGCTTTTAAATGACTACCTGTAGCTCTATTATATTTTTCACGACCTTTGGCAGTAAGTCCTGCACCTTTAGATACAGGTAACTTTTCACCACGACCTACAGCTAAAGATGGGCCACCCTTTTTCATTGGTTTAGCAGTCTTTGCTGATTCTTTAAATGCTTGCGCGGTAGGTGCGCCTTTAGATCCAGGCTTACGCATACGCTCACCGCTACCGGCGGCTATGCGTTTTTGTTTTGCGTGAATATTTGCATAAAGTCCAGGTTTTGTTGCCATAATTATTCTCCGTATAAGTGAATCAAACCACCATCACGTTTATGTTCGGGATGCTTTTCATAATATTCATCTATTTTTCTATTAAGATAGGGTGCTAACATAGAAATACCTAAACCACCATATTTTACAATATCTTCAGGAATATAAGCAGATGGAGGTAATTCAGAAGCCAATGCTCCTGCAGCACCTAATGTAGCCAATGCACCTCTACCATAATTACCTTTATTAAATTGATTTGATGCATCAACAGCATTATATCCAGTGGCAGCTAATGATAAAGGACTAGATATTCCAGTAAATAAATTTTTAGCATAAACTGGAATACCGGACTTAATATCTCTTAATACTGGCCCTGCTTTTTGCCACAATGTTTGTTTAGCTTTATCTTCTGCTAATTTTTTAGCAGCTTGTTCGGCAGCATATTCATCAACATTTAATGATGATGGAGTAGCTATTCTCATATTGCCTTTTACATCATACCCAGGCACATTTCTAAATCCCTGATGTAATTTATTGGCAGCCGCTTGTTCTTCATTAAAAACAGCATTGCTTGTAGCACCAGGGTGGAAACCATGTTCAGATAAAATTTGACTTTCTGCAGCTGCATTTGTTGGACCTGGTTGAGCAGGAGGAGCTGTGGGCGTAAATAGATTCTTAATAGAATTAATTCCAAATTTACCTAATGCTCCGGAACCTCCGAGTACAGATCCGGCAACAGCGCCTACAGATGGAGGAGTTTCCTCTGGAGCTGATACAGGAATACCATTCCACTCTTCTACTTTTTTAGGAATAGGTCTTTTATCAAATTCTTGAATAAAGTCTTTATCTGATTTACCATCTTTTAAATAAGCTTCACGATCAATGTCATGAATTTCTGCAAGATGTTTAGCTATATCAGATTCAGGATGTTCTTTTAAAGCTTCTTGTGTATTAAAATAATCTTCAGCCATTATCTTTTAACCTTATATTTATCCCAACTCGATTCAGATTTATTTGAAACATTATTTTCTCCTGCAGGAGTATTTAATAAATGAACTCCAATATCTGGACGTTCATCAGAAGGTTTAAAATAAGAAGGAAATTGTTTTACTAATCTTTCATGTGTTGCATCTTCTAATTTTTTAAAACGATCTGTATTGACATAATCAGTAAATGTAACAAAATTATTTTTATCTAAATTTTCTTTTTGATAATTGTAATAATCTTTTGCAGCAGCTTTATTAAATTGAGCTTTTTCTCTAATAGCAACAGCATTAATATAATTTGTTTGCCAAGGAATATCTGCACCTACACCTTTAGCTTCTTGAGCCAATTTAGTAAATCCGTTGGTCATACGAGTACCAGAAAAAGCTTGGTTTGCATAATCAATACCTAATTTAGTAGCATTAGATTGAATAATATTTCTTTCAGCAATATCTTGAGGACTGTAAATTCCTGTTTGTGGATTTTTGGTAATTAAATTTTCAGCAATTTTACCAACCCCACGGACACCAGATGTGGCATTAAGTATTGAAGCTGCTTTTGTGTCTTGATTTTGAGGGGCAAATAATCTTTGTTTTTGCGGATTAGATGCTAAATTAATAATAGAATTTGCAGCTTCTGCCGTATCATCAGCTTTTAATGCAATATCATTTATTTTCTTTAAATCTGTAGCAGCATTTTCTACATTTTTAATATCACTTGTTTTCTTAACTTGAATATTAGCTAATTTTTTTTGTTTTTCTACTTCTAATTGATTCTTATATTCAGAATATGTCATAGGTTTGTTATCAGCAGATGCTACTTTAACATTTTGACCTGTAAATTGAGTTGTAGGAACAAGTGATGCTTTATAATTATTTAAAATAGCATTATGTTCATCTTCTGTTTTTACATTATCTAATTTATCTTGAACATCTTTAGGTAAATTTTTAAGCACATCATCTGTAACAATTTCAGTTTTATTTAAACCAGCTTTATTACGAACATCAGAAATATATTGAGCGTTAGTAACACCTAATCCATCGGGAGTATTTAATTTAATAGCTCCTGTTTTATCAACAGCACCTTCACCACCATGATAAGCAGCTAATGTTTTATCAACATCACCATTATATTGATTGTAAAGATAGTCAACAATTTTTTCACCAGCTTGTTTGTTTTGATTTGGGCTATTAATATCCCATTCTTTAGGAATAATGCCTCGATTAACATAAGTTTCCCATGTAGCTGGAGTAATTTGCATTGGACCTAATGCTCCATTTACGCTAGGTTTGGGATTTAATCCTGATGAGCTTTCTTGTCCAAAAATACCTTTTTTAACAGTTTGTAAAACATCATCATTTTTTAATTCAGGTTTATTTGTAGGTGCTGAAACTGGAACTGGGGGAGCAACTGGATTATATAAAGGATTTTTTGAATTTTCAGTTAATGCTCTATATTCTTTAGGTGTGAGTGTTTCTTCATGACCTTCATGAGTAATAGGATCAACAATCCAATAAGTTTGTTGTTTAAGGCTTTCAGCATTATTTTCAAAATCTTGACGTTTTTCAGCAGCTTTTTGAATAATTTCATTTTTTAATTTTAAAGCGGCATCAATATCCCCTGCATTCACCATATCATTAATTTGTTTTTGTGCATACGGAGGTATAACGGAAGCCGCACCACCAGATACTACATTTTGAGTTTGATCTCCTATAGTACCTACACCTTGTGAAATATTAGGCCCACCAGAAAGTGAATTTCTTAATAGATTTTGTTGTGCTTGAGAACCTTTCATAGCTGCCATATCCATTAGCATAGCAAGACGATCTTTGCGTTCTGTTTCTTGTTGTTGTCTTAATGCAAGTTGGGCATCAGAGGATTCACCATGTAAATTAGGAATAGCTGCAGCACGTGCTGCTTGCATTCTATTTTGCCAATCAGCAAATTCACTATTACGTAAATTATATTGGTCTTGTAAATTTTTATAAATTTGATCTGATGATGATTGATCCACTACAATTTTTTTACCACCAGGGCCTGTGATTGTAGTAAGGCCTCCAGATGGAGTTGAGGACGACGATGTAGGTGAATCAGAAGTTGGAGTAGCAGATTCAGTAGGTTTCTTTGCTAAGTTTTCTAAACCCATTAAAGTACTGATACCCGATAGTCCTGATAAAAAATCTAATCCCATAATATATTTTCCTAATTAACTATTATTCCTGGTGCATTTGGATCAAACGTTTGTGTTGAGTCCGTTGTTGGGATAGCATTTGAATCATATCCGCCTCCAGATGAATCTGTTTGACCTGTTGTATTAATTTGACTCATATCCGGATTAGTAGAAGCTGCACCAGATGGATTACTTGGATCATAAATAAGTGAACCACCTTGGTAATATTGACCCGTTGGTGAAATAGATGTACCATCTGAGAAATATTGCCAACCATATCCTGGTTGACCTTCAGTTGCAGTATTTGGAATAGTAGATACTGCACTATTTGAAGTGTTAGTTCCAAATAAAGATCCCAAAAGGCCAGTAACAGCATTACCTGCCGCACCTACCATTTGACCTGGAGTCATACCAAGATAATTACCTAATGATTGAAGTTGTGATAAAGGTGATAATGAAGCTGATTGCGTTGTTGTTGTAGGAACTTGTGTAGCACCTAAAATTTGAGCTAAGTTTTTAACTCCTGCTAATGGAGCATTTTGTTGTGCTTGACCTAAAGTAGTTTCTGCTGCAGTTCCTTGAGCACCAGCACCACTTAATCCTGTAGCTGCATTAATACCAGTTTGTTGATTAGCTAAAAAAGCTTGATATTCGCCAGGCAACATTTGAGCTTGAGCATTAGCAATTGCTGTATCTGCAGCTGTTTGATTACGAAGACTACCAAATTGGCCACTTGAAATAGATTCTGCATTAGATGGAGCCACTGTTTGAGGAATAAGTTGTTGAAGTTGTTGTTCATTAGCTTGAAATAATCCGCCTAATGGAGTTGCAGTATTAGGAGATACTGCACCTGTTGATGGATTAGTAATCCAAGGATTTGTTGCAGCTGTTTGCGCAATTGAACTTAAAGTACCTTGGGCTTGTGTAAATGGATTAGATGCACCTGTTAAATTATTAACAGCTACACCACCTGCTGTATTTTGAAATTGAGGAACTTGACTTGCACCAGCTAATGCTTGATTAACAGTATTTTGTTGAGCTTGGTCAAACCAAGCTGGCATTGTGGTGGATTGTGAGGTGGTATCAGAGATTAAGCTATTAATTCCAGACATTATTTTTCTACCTTAGTTTTTGATATTTCTAAATAAGCAAGCGGGCCTTTACTGTCAGGCGGTAATTTATCAGATTCATGTTTAGTTTTATGTTCGCGAATTGTTTTTAAAAATTCATCTAATACTTTTGAACCACTATCATTACTACCGTTACCTAAAGATGAGACCACATCAGCAGGAATAACAAACTCACCATTAGCCAACATAGCTGGCACGCTATCAGAAGTACCATCACCATCTCCCTGAACGTATGTATGTTTTAAACCACCTTCGCTATAGAATTCAGGCACATGTTCTTCTGTAGGTTGAACAGGTTCTTCAACGCGATGACCTTCAGCATATGCACCAAAACTAACTGGAGCTGATCCCATAATAGTAGGAATTGCGCTAAATACACCACCTAATTCACTTGCTGGAATTGAAGTTGCTTGTGTTAAACCTGGAGTTAAATTGATTCGATTATTTGATGAATTATTAGGTGTTTGAGATTGAGCACCAACACCTGTAGTATTAGCAACTTTACCTGTTGTACCCGTAGCTCCTGTAATAGCATGACCTATAGTACTAGCAGCATTACCTAACATACTATTAATAAAACTTTGAGCTGCAGAATTTCCAGCGGTTTTAGCAATTTGGTTAGCTGCAACACTAACTGGATCTATACCTGTAGGAGGAGTCCAACCACCGCCGCCAGTTTCTGTAGGAGTGCCAGTAGATGGTGCTCCAATATCTGTAGGCCCACCAGTAGTATCAGTAGTTGTACCGCTACCATAAGGGCTGCCTGTTGTATCAGTTGGGGTTGTTGTAGTATCTGCAGTTCCTGTTTGACCTACATTGCCTTGAGATGGATCAACACCCGCACTAGGATCAATACCCAATACATCAGATACACCCGGTACAATATCATTCCCTGGTACAAAATCGCTGCCTGGTACAAAATCACCCATTACTTACTCCAATACAAATGAATACACTTTTTCAAAATAATTGCCACCCAATCTTTCTAATAGTCTACCAAAATCATTGCTTGGTTTGACCGACATTAAGATTCTTTGTGGTTTCCTCTTTTTAATTTCTTCTATCGTCCACCTAATAAAAGTAAAACCGGTAGTGCCATTTCGGTACTGTGGTAATAAGTATATAAGTGTGGATGTTGCTGTTAAACTTTTTTTGTAATGTATGTGCCTACCAAGTAGCCACAAACTATAACCAATTAATTTGCCATCATCTCGGGCAGTGTGAACTTCTATTTTATTGAGTTCTTCTAATTTAAAATATTGCTCAAAATTAGGATCGAGTGGTATCTTATCTAAGTGCTCTGATGCTTCATTAGCATGCAGTTTAAATAGGTCTTTAGCGTCAGGTAAAAAGACACTTCCGGGCTCTTTTTGAAAGGTTATCATCTAGGTATACTAATGCACAAATTGGCATTTTTACGCCCATTATTGTGGGGGTTTACCGTTGATAATTAGCACAAATTGATTAGCCCAATCCTCCCATTTGTCATATAGACTTGGATCTGGCACGGTATAACTTGAAAATGTTGGAAGTTGAGTGATGTTCCTAGCCGTTGACTGCCAGTCCTCTTCCTTACTATATGGAATAGGCTCATGGCCGTAGAACATAACAATATTACCGTTAAAGTTTTCCCATGTTGTGTACTGTGGTACAAAAGGAAATACGGGCTGAACTAAATTAGCCACTATGGCCTTTCGTCACCGTACTCTGCGGTGATTAATAATCGACCCATTTCATAATTACCATCAATCGTATTAGACTCAAACTCTAATCTAACTTCTCGGTGCTCTACTCTTAAATCAATTTTTTCTGTATCTGCTGTAAATACATAAGGACCAGAATCTTCTTCAGGACCACGCGCAAACTTACGACCATAAATTGTCATAGTCATTGGACCACTTTGTACAAAATCTGGCTCAACACGACGTAAGTGCATACGACGATTAATACCTGTGGATGTATCTTCTGAGGGTGTTCCACCTACCCAACTAATATCACAAGTTGCAAAAGAAGAATAAATAGCATCCTCACTATTAATGGATACTTTGTTTAATCCTGTCTCATGTTGCCAAATACCATACCCTCCACTAATAATGTACATGGGTGTACCTACAGATGGTGATGATCCAAAAGTAGTAGCCACAGTGACTAATGTAGCACCTGGCATACCTATGGTTGTATTAATAATAAATTGACTTGATGTAATTAAGTATTTAGGTGCTGTTGGGGATGTATTAGATAATGTTACGTACTGACCAGGGGAAAATTGTGTTGACTGATCCCCCAATAAATAAAATTGAAATGCTGTTGCTGCAGACTGCCCTGTAGGTGTCGCAATGACATTTTTAGGGGAGCTGTAGGATACATTAAAATTCCAACCACCAAAAATGGGGGAAGGAAAAACCTCTGTTGTAAACCCACTCGATCTTTGAGCACCCTCTGCCTGCCCAGCGTCATACCAGATCTTATCTTTTACATTATAAATAATTGCATCAGTGCATTCCGTAGCGCCACCACGTGGGTAGAAGAACCAAATCTCATTATACCTAGGAACTTTTGTGGCCCACACTTTTTGACGTTGAGTATAATTAATATTATCAAATAACCAGTTTACATTTTTATCATTAGGTAATACATTCACTTGACCATTGTAAACATAGAATCTATCAACACCCATCCAGAAATAAACGCCATCCATTTCAACCACAGCGCTTGATGACATGATTGATATCTCACTTGATATGATATCGTATTGCCAATAGACTGGAGGATTGTTTACAAATGAGACACGAATCAAACTATCTGTAGCCCAGAATAAACCTGATGGCGACGCTGTACCACCACGCACAGGCATACCTTTTACAATTTTACCTGTAGCAACGTTAACTTGGTTGGCAAATGTACCATTCCAGTCGGTTAGTGTTTGATTAGTGTAGGTTGTGGATACATTGTTATTTGCAATAAATCCATTAGATCCGTACACAAATATAAATGGGTGAAGCACACAAACGCCACCATCAACCACAATAGGTTTATAGGTTGGGGCTACACCTGTCGTATCTGCTAATCCTGTAAATACCCACTGATTACTTGAATTAGGTAGTGTGCTTCCAATGTAAACCTGTGTTGCCACACCGTTATCAATAGAATTTAAGTTAAGTCCGGGGTGTGTAATTAAATTAAGTGCGCCACCTTGGGGATTATACTGATAATCAAACTGCCACAGTAATCTAGGATCCGCTTTAAAATAAGTATTTGCTAAATAAACTTGTGTAAATGACGCACTGTTATTTGGGGAAAAATTAACGGTTGTCGTTGTAGTACCAGAATTATAGGATGATGATGTTACAGAATAAAATGTAGGATTTGTGGATTGACTAAATACAAAATTAGATCCTGTATAAAACTGAGCAGTACGATCCGCACCAGAAATAGTAAATGATGAGTTCGTTACTTTAGTAACAGTAAATGGAGAGTACCCTACTTCAAACTGAGCTACTGATGGACCACTACCAATACCAAAAGATTGGCCTGTGGTAAATACATCTAAACCATTTTGGTTACCTGAGAATACATAGTTAACACCATTGTACCCATTCATAACCATGCCACGTGGGATGCCATTGAATGTGGTTGCTAGTTCAGTATATCCACCAATTTTTTTGGGCACACCGCGTTGAAATCTGCACCAAACACCATCACTATATTCACGTGATTCAAATGTGGTACCATCTCGTTTTATACCGGGCTGGACACCTAGAGTATAAACTTCATTGTACTGTGGTTCAACTTGTTGTTGATCCGCCATTTAGAATGTTCCACCTGGTATTAATCCAGCGTTTAATGTTGCTGGTGTTGATATTTGAGGGCTTCCAGTATTGGTATTATCAATATTTAACATTAATACACTATTAGCTGTTAATCCTAGTTTACTTGTACCTTGTAAATACATACCCGTATGAATATCACTTGTAAAAGAAAATGATGGATTAGTTTGTGATCCATTACTTGCAAAGTATGTTGATGTTGTGGATTGAGTAATTGGATAGATAATTCCAGCGTCCACTACAATTGTGGCCACTGTACTTGCAGGTAATACAAAAGTAGAAGATGATCCAGAAATTGCAAATGTAATATTATATGCGCTTGATGTCGTGCTATTAACTAATACGTATAATTGAGTAATATTAGGTAGTGTTACGGTAAGTGTTGATGTTCTAGTACCGGATAATGCTACATAAGTTTGAATAATTGGAGCGTAAGATACTAAGCTAAATGCATTACCTACAATGCTATCTACATCATATGTTGCCGCAGAGAATGTTACGTTAGCGGGTACGTTCCAACCCACAGTAAAATAATTACCACCCGATGAATTGTAAAGGATAATACCGGAGTCACCTGGATTAGTAATAATACTTGATTGACCATTGATGGTTGCTGGGCTTGGTGGGGTAATAGTTAACGCACCCGTCCCACCATTTCTGAATCCCACGTACCAACCAGAGTTTAAAGTGGATGGGATAGGTAAATTAAATGATCCCGCACCTGATGTCCATACGTATGTAGATGCGCGGCTTGTTTCAGAAAATGTTGGTGATGTTGATACGGTCACTACATTATCAGATGTCGCTAATTGACCCGCAATGGTTGTGGTTAATCCGTAGCTTGCTAAACTTGCAGCGTTTGCTGTCGAGGTTGCTGCACCAAATGTAATGTTGTGCCACACACCCGCAACGGTTGTATTGTCAACAAGATAGAAATATAAACATACGCCAGGTGCAATAGAAACAATAGCAGAACCGGTATTATCTTTGACTGTAAATGTATTGGCACCTTGGTTTCTAATAAGTACATCAGCGCCAAGGGTACCTTGATTACCCGCTGGGAATGTAATAGATAAGCCAGTGGTAGATGCAGAGCAATCCATGACACGAGCCAATGGTACTTCTGTTTGATTAACAACAGTTGGCCAATAGAGTGTTTGGTTGGTTGAGAATGTTAAGGCGTAGTATGAAACATCGGTCGGTTGAACGATGGTGCCTGTAAATGGGGATACAAATGTTGACATAGATTAAGGTTCCTGAACAGTAGTGTTGCGATCCACCCGACGGGTATTGTCTTCTTTTTTGAGAGCCTCCAAAGATTCCGTGTAGTATTGTTTCCAAACAGGAAGCTTGTCAAGTGCTTTTAAATATCCCTGCGCTTGAAGTAATGTGCCAAATAACATCGCTTGTGGACACTCTCTCGTAAATAGATTTTGTTGATTTGATGAATCCAATGGTTGAATCAAACTATAATAAATAATTTCAACAGGATAGGATTGATCTGGTATTGGTGCAATTAACCAATTATTGTAATCGTATTCTGAGTAATAAAGTGGTTGAGTCTCAGTGGATTCAGCTAAATATTGAGCTACATAATCTTGTGATCTTAATAATAAAGGCTCTCCATTAATTTTCATGGATACTGTTTTACGCCATCTTGCTGGTTTTTGTAAAATAGTTTGAGCATCAGCCAAAGTAGTTTCCACAACAGTTAGTTGTAGGAATGACTTTAACTCTGCGGCAATAGCGGCCTCTGCTAAACCAATTAAAGATGGAATCTGTGCCACAAAATCAGCATCAGTTCTTTCCATGTAATTGATAACATCCTGAACTAAATTATCATAAGTTTGTTGATATGCGTTAGTCATTATCTAGTATAGTACGAAATATTTGGTTGATAGTAGATTGGAGATTTATCGCGTTCTTCTGCGGCCGCATCAGCCTCAAGAGATACTGCTTCAGCTTTTAATAAAGCAATACGATTTAAATCAACACCAGGTAATTGTAGTGCAAGTTTATGTGAGAGTGTTGCTTGGATAGAACCAATCCAACGATCAGGCACATAAAGCTCGTTAGTTAAGTTACCAACGTCCATCATTTGTTTTTCTATAATGAGCTGGAATACTTGGAAGTTATTGTTTGGTACTGGCCATAGATACATAGAAGGGTCAATGGTACGATCAAACCAGTACTGTAATGATCTTTGGCTTGGGAATTGTTTGTTAGGTAAGTTCCAGTAATCATCACGATTTAAACGAGCCAATGGAATGACTTGTTGTGATTGTGCAAACTGGATACCACGGAGTGAGAATGTGGATGCTACGGTCTCACGAATTCTAAAATAGTAAAATGCTTGGGTAGCATTGATTGTAAAGTAAGCCCACTCACGATCTGCTAGTGTTGTTTCTGGGAATTGTTCCCATAGCTCCCAGTTCACGCCGTCATTACTTACTTCAAACGCTAAGTTATAAGTAGCGGAGCCACTTGGTGCGTAAGCATTGTAGCCTACGTAAAAAATACGTGTTTGTTGTTGGTACTGAGCACCAAACCAATTTTCACCCACGGTAGATGTTGCGTAAGTGTTTAAATTAAGTGATTGATCAAATAGGTTGGGTGAGTTTAAATTGTCTGCAGGAAGCGCTTCAGCAATCGTTGGATTAACAATATAAACCCAGTTAGCCTCACGCACATCAATCGTGCCATCGGGCATATTAATGTATTGTTGATTTGTTTGGGCGCCAGTCACATAATCTTCAAGTAACCAAAGATTAACACCTCGGTTAGAAAGATTTTGTAGGATGTAAAAAAGTGCTTGTTTACCTGCTTGTACATATTCTGGGGTTAATTCTTCCGCAGTTTTACCTGCGTCACGGTAGGCATAAGATATAAGTTGATCTACATTGATCTTAGTTTGGTTAGTAGTACCTGAGTACGCCAAGATTATCTCCCGCGACCAGCAGCTTTACGCATAGGCTTAGAGCTAAAGGATCGACCTTTATCAGCCTTGGCAAACTCCTTACCTACTTTTTGTGGAATCCCTACTTTTTTTGCAAAAGATGGAGAGTGGGCTACACCCTCCATGAGATTATGTTGTGCTTTAGATTTACTTGGCATTCTTAGTCCCCAGTGTGAGAAAACATACCACGTTTAGCCATTGATCCTAATAATGCATCTACAGCTTTGTTATTTAATCCACTTCTTGAGAATTGATTATTCATCACATCATTCGCTGTGTATGGATACGCAGGAGGTTGATTAGCACTAGATGGAACATTTGCGCCTGTGGCTGCTGCACGATTAGCCATTTGCATTTGCGTGCTTGACAAACGATTAGGTCCATATGGTGAATTTAATGTTGTATTCATTGCATTAGGATTAACTTGTTGACCAGATTGCATTCCTTGTTGTGCTTGTTGACCAGCAGATTGCAATGCTTGTGCTATTGCTAATTGTTGTTGAATATTTGGAGGAAGAATAGGAGCAGTTAATGCGCCGTCAGCCATGTGCTTAATATGACCGCCAGCTTTATGCTTTTTTACAGCGTGACCTTTTTTCATACCATCAATATCATCAACGGCATCTTCACCCTTAGGTGCTTTTTTAACTGCGGCCTTGTTTGGTGCGTCCGCTTTTTTGTCACCTGTTGGTGGTACTTTTTTGATAGTATCTTTTTCGCCAGCTGGTTTTGATTTTTCTTTTTCTACGTCAGAACCTTTTAAGTTAGGTCTTAATGTTGCTTTGTTTGGAGCATCAGCTTTTTTGTTTTTAGTAGCTTTAATCTTCTTAATAGTGTCTAAATCGCCTGAAGATTTTTTCATCTCGATTGCGCCACCCGCTTTGTATTTTTTAACTGTACCAGCTTCTTTTTTAGAACGGCCACCATGTTTTAATTTGATTTCTGTTGGCTCTTTGTCGTGCTCTGCTTCATCATGTTGCTTGAATGCTTTTTTAATGAGGGCTTTGTCTTGTTTAATGTCGCCGCCTTCTTTGTACTTGCCGCCTTTTTTCATTGAGCCGCCATAGCATTTTTTAACAGCCTCACATACGCTGCCGCCTGTTTTCATCTTAGGTAGTTTTTTGAATCCGTCCATTATGGTATTTCCTCGAGGTTAAATTGAATAGAATAGGGAGATCAGCCCTTATCCATACTAATGCATATTTACTATACTTTACGCCCCGCCAGAAATAATTCTCTTTCGACTCTACGTCTGTACTCCAAATTGGCGGGTTTGTTCCATAAAAGTATGGCATTAGCGGCCCCTTTTATGTCATTTTGGTTAAGTCTTTTGACAACCAAAGAACGTTTAAAGTTATCTGCACCAATGTTAAAGCACAGGCTATAGAGCGCATCGTACTGAAACTCACCCAATGGCACATCAATAGATTCCTCTACCGCGGCTTTACAAATACTTAAGTCCGACTCAAATAATTGAGTGACTTCTTTATCAGTTAAAAAAGCTGTCTTAAGATGCTTTTCAGATGGCTTAATAAGGTGACCTATGCCAATCGTATATAGTCCTTTAGCGTCACGGTACGCCGTGTTGCTGTACCCTTCCAAACGTTTGATAAAAACAAGATGGTGTGGTTTAAAATTGTCAAATGTGAATGATTGCCCTGTGTTACATACACTAGAGATAAGCAATCCAATTACGCAAACAATCATATGTAAATGTTTCATTGTGGCTCCTTCCTTTACGCTTTATTACCGTAAATTTAGTAGATTAAAATGATGGGATTTATTTAGGAAAGAATGCGGAAAGCTTCTTCTATTTTTGAGATGCGGCTGTCAAGTCCATTGAGTCCGCCATTGATACGTTTTGTCATCGTTGTATACTCCTTATGATCAGCCAATAGGTTTAGGCTGTTTCTATTCCAGTACCACCCGGCGGTGAGTACCGCGTAAAGTGGTGTGGCTACAAGTTCTGGATTTTTTACAAAATCAGCACCTAGGTCATTAGATGCCACACTGTAGAGATTTTTTCCGGTAATTTGGATAATACCACGGCCCCGAAAGCGATAGCCGTCACCGCTTGCTTCATCACCATTACCTAAGCGATCAGCATATATCTTGTTACCAATTTTAATTGGGTTGTAGTTATATGGAGAGGCCTCTTCAATGGATTTGAAACGATTTGGAAAGACTTGACAAAGACGCTCACTGCTATAGTTAAGGTCTTCCTCAAGTCTTTTAAAATTGACACTTTCGTGCTGGCACTGGCCTATAAAGGCTGCCTGCCTGAGTGGTGTGTTGATTTCATACTTATCGAATACTTTGTTGATTGGGTTTAACCAAACTTCTTCGATTTTTAATGCTTTTATTTTATTTATATCCATAAGGGATATATTACTACTTATCTACCTTTTGGTCAAGCTTATCTTCAATTCTGTGAAGTAAATTGATAATCTCGTCCCAACGGTCATGAAACTCATCTCGTCTCATATAAACAGCGGGAATTGATGCTTTTAGTTCAGATAGGTCTTCTTTGAGTTCTTGAACGGCAGTCCACAGTTCTTTACAGAACCAGCCAATACATACGCAAATGAGCGGTAAGATCGTATTAATGAGTGATTGCATTTCCATTATTTCTCTTCATTGGTTGGCGACTCAGACGGCTCTGAATCTTTTTTCATAAATACCGAGGCTCCGTGTGCGCCGGCGATAATGCCAATGGATTTAGCAAAGTCTTGCATGCTAAACACGTGGCCATAGTAGGTATTCCATATCGCGCCTACTATAATTACAACGGTTGTGATAAACCAAGACCATCTTGCAATATCGTGAGTCTTGTTATCTCTTCCTGTAAGTAATTGGTTTAAAAGGTCTTTCATTTTACTTTAGTTTGTTCTTTAACCCAGTTTTGCAATTCTTTTAATTGCTCGGCAACGGTATGATACGCAGTGTAGTTATCTACAATTACACCCTCAGTAGTAGATAAAGAAGCACTATCAGGCAGAGTATGTAAATTAGGTGGAACAAGCATCAACTCCCCAGGCGGTGTTGGAAAATCAGTCTTTAGCTGCGTTGTTGTGCAACTCGATAAAAGACTTAGGCAACCTGCAATCAGCATTGTCTTTATCACTAATTGTCTTTTTAAGTTTTTCATTTGCAAGTTTGATATCTTTAATTTGTTTGACATAGTTATTTTTAATCTTGGTAGTTACGGTCACTTGTTGTTTTTTAATTATATCTATTTCTTGTTTGTACTCTACCAAAACATCCTGACGGCCTTTTATATAGGCCCCGTACGCGAAGATCGCTAATGCCAAGAGCCTCATAGGCAATCTATAAATACTAGGTACCCTATCGATCGCCTCTAGTATAATCTCAATAAGAAGTAATCCAATACCTGTTACCATAATGGCCGTAGGCAACCATGTGGGTAGGATACCTAAGAGCCAGTTAAATGATGACCAGTGAACTGAGAATATACTTAATAAACTCATAACAATAGCTACAGCGATTCAGGCAGCTGGGGGTGTTGGTGTTGTGCCAGTACCAACCTCTGGTTCGGCATCAGCTTTAGCCACAGCTTCTTCTTTTACAATTTCGTTATTGATTAGTGTGTCTAATGCTAGTGCTAAGATTTGTGCTTCATCTAAAAATGCTTCAACGCAGCGAACAAACACTCTGAAACCAAAAAGTAATACCTCAACAATAAAATCTTTTAATTCTAATAATTTTTGTTTCATACTAATCTCCTTAAGTCGTTAATAAATTTAATACCATCTAATTGGAATTTATCCAATGTGTTGCTATCTAAATCTAAGATCATTAAATGGCTTGATTGGTCTGTGTTAGATTTAAAATTAACTGAGCACCCTATAATAATCTTGTTACCCATAATTTCTAATCCACGTAAGAATGTCACTTTAGGATCCACGATTGGATAAGAAGATACTTCTTTAGTTTCCAAGTTAATCTCTAAAATCTCACCTGTATTAGATGACAAACTATACATATAGTTCTCAATCAATCTGATACCATGACAGCTTTTACCCGCCCTCACAATAATCTCAGCTTCAAGTGTATTTTTATCTAAAATACCAAAGTCTGAATTAGGTATGCCTCGATTGTGTCGACAAAATAATAATTTATCATTAACACTCAGTAATGAATTTAAGTGTCTTGAGTCTAGTTGATCCGCGTTATTTGGCACATGTTGTGTATGATGTACATTTAATAAATTGACATTGAATTGTTTATTCGTATTGTTTTTTAAATCATAAATGCCAATACAGTCAACTGCCGTGTTACATACAAATAATGTATCTTTATCTTTTACAATTTGATGCGTGTTGATATATAAAGGAATATCAATCAGTGAATTAAATGTATAATCAGAACGATTAAATTTTCCTAATTTATCATTTGACGCAATATAAATAAATTTGTCATCATAGTCCACACCAAAGGGTCTAAATACTGGACGACCTCTGTTTGCTAAATTGTGCGCGTGTAGCTCTTCTGTTTTGTCTTGTTTGTGCGTTACTGTATTAGTATTTAAATCAAATACAATAAAGTCGTGTTCGTCTGTGGTAATAAGTAATTGACTCATTCAACCTCCAAAATAAAGTTAATCACTACTCTTCTTTTGTGGTGAAGTGGCACAGAAGATCTGTGCTTTGTTTTAGAGTCAAACCAAATACAATTACCTTTTATTGGTGGTGATGTTTCTACGATGTTATTGTTATCATCATAAATAATGGTATCACCATCTGAATCCATCACATAATACACAAAGGATACGTACTTACCATCTCTTTCATCCTCAATATCACCGTGTATTAAATTATTAAGTGACTCGGGCGTGTGTGTAATGTCTGGTATTAAATTACCTTTTACTCTAACTACACGTTTTATTTTAAGTTTTGTCTTTTCGGCAAAGTAGCCCACAATCATGTTGGCTATGTTAAAGTAGGATGAGTATACTTTTTGGTATATGTAAAATACGTGTGTAAATTGAAATATATGAGAGTCCGGTGTTGCTGGGACTATATTCTCTGCATTCCAGTACCAAGGAAATCCGTTGGCTGTCATAATTTTAAATATTTCGTCCTCAAGTTCTTGAGGTAGTAGCTTTTCAATAATCATGCGATTATTAAGCCTTTCTGTAATGAGTTAGTCTATTTGTGGTAAACTTTAATGTAACACTGTTCCCAATCTTTACTAATGCACAATTGGGCTTCTTCTAGTCCTATTTTACCTAAACAAACTTGTCTATGCAATTCATTTTCTAGCTTATCTTTTTTATGGGCACTATTTTCACCGCAATAGCTTTGTGGCCATAGGTTATCACCACTATTGCTTCCACCTAACTCTAAACTAATAAGGTGATCTATTTCATAACCTTCAGCACATTTAGACTTATCATTACCATTCATGCCATAATTACTAAATACATCTTTTTTCAATGCGTCTGGCACGTTACGTACCAATGAGGTAGAGGTCGTACAGAGTTCTTTTAGTGTTACACTTCTTGTTTGCCCTGGTGTTATTTTTGGGTTGGGCAATTCAGCAGGTACGCCATTAGATAGATGGAGTAATCCTAGTAATAGTAGACCTGCTTTTGTGCTATTTATCATTTAGTTTGTTGTAAAAATTTTAAATACTCTAAAAAATTTCCTTGGTACTTTTTAACACCTATGTGGTTACAAGTCATTGATGGCTCTATAAATACTTTACCACCTAGGTTTCGCCATTTACTACAGAATATGTTGTCTTCACTGACTAATTGCCCATCAATAATTTTAACATCAAACACCATTCTGCACGATCTACCTTCGTTTTGGTATTCAGGACTTGCATCCCAAACCTTTTTCAAAGCTGAACGAGATATCTTCATAAACCCAGTACCGACAGCTTCTACTTCCATCAAACCATTTTGTTGCATCTTTAGGCCATCAGGCAATGCTTTAATATTAAACATCATCTGGTCTGACTTTTTAACGACTGGTAAACCTATGACTTCTTCTTTAAACGCTAGTAACTTAAAAATCCATTCAGGGTTCCACTCTTCGTCACTATCAATAAAAATAAGATCATCAAAGTCTTCTTCTACTGCTAACCTAACTATATCGTTTCTTGCCCGTTGGACTAAGCTATCATACGACATATAAATCGGTCTTAAATCTACTTGTCTTTGTACTGCTAATTTAACTGTGTTGACTAAGCTATTAGCAAACCAAACGTCTATCCTACCATCAAATGCTGGAGTACCTATCATTACTTTGCGCATCATGCGTTCTCTTTATCTTGGAGAAATTATTTTATACTGTTGGTGTTGCTTTTGCAAGTTGTGCTTCTAATGCTTCTACCTTAGCTGCTAATTCTTTGATAGAGTTTACAAGATACCAAGTAAGATTGTCGGTTTGCACAGATAAAACACCAGTTGACTCTTCTCTAACGCAATCTGGAAGTGTTTGTTGAAGTTCTTGTGCAATAACTCCTAATTGAACTCCTTCTTTTATAACTGCATCAGAGGGCTGTAATGTTTCATCCACTTCTTCTGGTAAGCGATATTCAAAGTTACGTACACGAATAGATGTTATTTTATCTAGTCCATCTGTATTGTCTACAATGTTTTTCTTAATTCTTTGATCAGAAGTTGTAGACCAAGCTGTACTATTTGCACCGTTGTAATTACCACCGCTATTTGCATTAATAAATACTGTATTTGAACCCTTACCTACAACACCACCAGAGTTGTTGTTACCTATTACAATTTCATAATTGACATTATTTGCAGATGCTTTTGCATTTGTGCCAAAATAAATACATTGAGTTCCTATAGTAAGTGCAGTTCCTGCATAGCCTGCTGCTGCTCCTATAGCAATATTATTAACTCCTGTAGTTAATCCATATAATGCAGTTTGTCCTACAGCTACATTTGATGTTCCAATAGTTTGACTGTAAAGAGCCTGATAACCAACTGCTACATTAGTAGCACCAGTCGTATTACTATAGAGGGCTTGGTATCCGAAGGCATCGTTGGGTGTCCCTGTGGTGTTTTTACTTAGTGCGTCAAATCCAACTGCTGTGTTATTACTTGCTGTATTTAAGTTTAATGCAGCAAATCCTACTGCTGTATTAAAAGAAGATGATACATTAGTAATTAATGAAAATGGTCCTATAGCAACATTGTTTTGTCCTATTGTATTGGATTGTAATGCTTGTTGACCTATTGCTACATTGCTTACACCTGTTGTATTTGATTGTAAAGAAGCAAAACCCAAAGCAGTATTACCTGTACCAGTTGTATTACTATAAAGAGCTTGGTAGCCGAAAGCATCGTTGGGAGTGCCTGAGGTGTTGTTTCCTAAAGCTCCATTACCAAAAGCTGAATTATTTGATGCTGTATTGTAAGCAAGTGCCGCTCCTCCAACTACTGTATTTCCAGCGCCTGATACATTTGTATTTAAAGCATATGAGCCAATAGCCACATTATTATAGCCTGTGGTGTTACTTGCCATAGCACTTAATCCTATTGCTACATTTTGTTGTCCTGTAGTATTAAGTGTTAAAGAGCTAATGCCTATAGCAATGTTACCTATTCCTGTAGTATTTGCATTTAAAGCACTTAACCCTACAGCCACATTACTTGTAATTTGCCCTGAACCAAACCCTACGGTAAGCGGTCCTGTTATCTGTTGATCCCCACTGAGAACTAAACTCATAATGACACCTCATATTTATTATTTTTACTTAAGTTGTAAGAAGCTAAAACAATCTTTAGATTTTCTATTACATGCAAACCAGATACCAATTTTCCACTAATAGGAATAATGTGGTCTACATGATATTTAATATATCCAGAATGTTCATTAAGCCTATCTCTAAGCTTATAAATCTTTTTAGTCATTTCAATGTTGCTCCATTTAGGTATTGATTGTTTTTGTTTAACTTTTCTTTTTAATACAATTGCCGCCTTTTTATGCGGATTATTTTGTGCGTATACCTTATCTTTTAACTTACGTTCTTCTTTGTGTTCTAGTTCATATTGTCTTGAGTAAGCTAAGTGCTTATCATAATATTTTAGTCTAGACTGCTTGACAGCTAAGTTATGTTTCTTTGGGTCAGACCAATATTTTGCCTTAGCTCTAGCTGCAATCTTTTCTTTGTTCTTTTCATAATAATACTTTGTTTTAGCAGGATCTATAGGTTTTCTAAACATTGTAGCACATACACTACATCTGCCACGTAAACCAAACTTGCCGTGAGGTTGTTTATGAAACTCACTAAATGGCTTTTCATTCTTGCAATGAGTGCATCTTTTAACCTCTACAGACACTATTATGCTGCTCCTTGTGTTGTTTCGTCTGCTGGTTCTGGTGTGTTACCTTTTTCAAGCCATTTTAGGTAGGCTTGGTAGTCTGTGTTAGATTCAACCATAGGAATAGATAATGCTGTTCCTACAATAGTTACTGCACAAGGTTTACCATATCTATCATTTTGTAATTTATATTGTATTTCCATATCTTATAACTCCGAAGAAAAGTCAATCCAAATTGTATTTGATCCACCAGCACTTCCAGAACCTAATGCCATAGAATATCCTACATTAGATGGAGGGGTAGCAAAAGTTCCAGTAACATTTAAATTAGCACTTAAATAAGGTGAACCAGCATATCCACTATTATTTGTAGTAATTGCTGTAACACTATAATCCCAAATTCCAGCACTAAAATTATTAGAATTATTTGTAGTTGGAGCGGTTCTCATTGGAACAGGATGTGGATAAGTTATTGTTGCTCCAGTATTAGAATATACTCTACCAGCTGTTGAAAAATAAATATTAGTTTGATTTGTGCAAGTCCATCTCCAATAATACCTCTGACAATTAGCCAATTCTTGATTATAAAGTCTGCGTTCAAACGGTGTTGCTGATGAGCCTATTTCTAGTTGGACACCTGTGATTTGAAATTGAGCGCCATTAATTATATTGTTATTACCATTATTAAATAACACCCCAACAGTTTGAGCATTGCTAGGAATAGTATAAGTTAATGTTGCTTTTGTCCAAGTTGTAGTATTAGTTAAAGTTAAAGCGGTAGAAGATGTTGTTCCTGAAGACCCGCCAGATATTTTTGTATTTGCACTTGTATTTGAGCTTATAAAAGCTTGCCATTGATTTGTCCAATTAACGGGAACTTTATACCAAAAAGATAATGTAACTGTTTGCCCTGCTAAATCATAACAATTTTGATATTCTATAGATTGAGATAAGTTTATATTTGTGGATGTTGTAGAACCAGATGCTATTTGTAAATAATTGCTATATCCTGTTGGTGGAGATGCGGATAATTGTTGCATAGTGAGTGAATTAAATGAACTACTACCAAATGTATCAATATACCATCTATCAATGTAATATCCATTTGTAGTAGGGGTGACACTTGAGGTTCCGTTATACTGGCTAACATTGAACCCACCATTAATTAGTCTGTTCTTTAGCACATAAGGTGACGCTGCGCTTGTTTGAACTGTGCCATCACTAAATGTTACATTAGTGCTACTTGTAAGAACGTTACCTGATGTGGCTGGCAGAGTGAGTGTCGTTGACCCCGCTATGGCTGGTGCTACTAATGAGACACTTCCGCTCGTATCTCCAGAAATTATTACGCTTGACATTATTTAGCTCCTTCTAGTGTTTCTATTCTTGCTTTTAGGTCGTTGATGATGGTTTGTTGTTCTTGGATACATTTCATAAGAGCATATTGTAGGTCTGTTTGATAGATAGAAAGTCTTTCTTTAGGTTCTTCTTGTGTTCCCCAGTTTGACTCTGTAACTAATTCTGGTGCTACTGCTTGAACATCTTGAGCAATTACACCAAGATTAAGGTCTGTATCTGTTTGGTCATTAAATAAGAAAGTTTTAACAGGAATAGCACAGATTTTATCTAAATAAGAACCAGCTAATTGAATGTCTTTTTTTTCACGCCCATCAGATAAGTTTACGTTATTAGCTGAAAAATTACGTATGCCTCCATTAGACATTACTGCAAATCTTTGTGCACTTGAATCTCTTGCATCAATAAAGTTTTGTGATGCTGCATTTGGTGCTGTTGAATATGAAATAGCTAAACCATAAGCTGTTGTTGCTGTGCTTCTAAAACTTACTGCGTAATCTGAAGTTGATGATTCTGTATATAATTTTGCATTAGCCACAAATCCAGAAAATTGTGATGTAGCTCCTACCAACACATTACCAGTATTTTCTATACGCATACGTTCTGTCATAGTACAAGCCGTTCCAGAAGATCCTGATGGAGCAGTAGAGAATGCCCACTCTCCTACACCATTAAAATTAAATCCTAGTTCTCCAGCAGTTGCTGTCGTAATATAGAATGCGCTATATGATGCTCCTCTATATACATTACTATAAAAACAAGTTGATGCTGAAGTATTACTCCATGATCCAGAATAAAGTGATTGTATTGCTTTTATTGGGCTATTCCAAGGACTGGGTGCTACACCAACCCCTACATTACCACTAGAGTCTATACGCATACGTTCTGTAGAATTATAAATAAACTGTAAATTGCTTGATGCGTTTTCTAAATAATAAATATTTACGTTTGTAGAATCATTTAAAGCCAATGCATTGCCATTAAAAATATTTAATTGGTTTCTACTAATTGTTTGACCATTTATATCTAATTTTACTGCAGGACTTGTAGTACCAATCCCTACATTCTGTGATGTATCTATAGTGACTGCTGTTTGGCCGCTGTTGGTTTGGAATTGTAGAACGCCAGAAGTGTCCGCTGTTTGGACTAGCCCAGAACTCGTACTCGCATTTATCGTTGATGCCATTTAATTCTCCTATAATACAACCCAGCGTGATCCGCTAGGAATGGTGACTGTTACACCGCTGTTAATTGTTATTGGGCCTACTGATTCCCCACTATATCCTGTTGTCATAGTGTAGTTACTTGCAATCACTTGTTTATTCTCATAGACTGCCCCTGATGCTTGCGCTCCACCGATTGAACCCCAGTTAGTGCCGTTGTATCCTTCAAAGCCAGGTGTTGAAGTGTTGAATCTTATTTTACCAGCTACGCCAGTAGGACGTTGTGCTAGTGTGCCAGAAGGTAACTGTAATGCACCAGTAGAGGTGAATGCTGAGTCTGTTGTAGCAGTTAGTGCACCTGTAATAGCTACTGTAGATCCATCCCAAGTAAAGTTTGCTGATCCACCTAATGCACCACTATTATTAAATTGTACTTGAGTATTTGATCCGCCAATGGTACCCGCACCTTTGGTCGCGATAACTTGCACTACGCCACTATTATCTTTATAAAATAATTTACCATCTGCAATATTAATAGCCAATTCACCATTAACTAAATTTGCCGCTAAGGGCGTATTAGTTGTTGTGACGCTATAATATAATGATACTGGCGTAAATCCTGATGCTGCCATAATTTTTCCTTTTTATTTTAAAGTACTACCCAACGAGAACCCGATGGAACTGTAACGGTAACACCTGAAGCGATAGTCATCGGACCCGCACTCATAGCACTTGATCCTGATGGAATTGCATAACTTGCTGATACTGTTTTACTATTTACAACTATACCATTTGATGCTACAACTTGTGCGCCTGTTACATTACCAGCAGCTAAAATATTTGTAGATCCAGCATCTGTCGTAGTGCCTACAGAAAATCCACCTGACACGGATAATCTAGCTTTTTCTGCACCATTATTCCAAAAGCCCATTGGTAAATATGTACCTGTACCATTGATGCCCGAAACTAATTGAACGTCTGTGGATCCGTTTGTAGCAATTAAAATCTTACTTGCATTTGTAGGATCAGCTGCATTTGTTGCTTGCCATGAAGCTGCAGTTGAAGTTCCATTTGGCAATGCATAGATACCAGTGGTTGCATTAGTCGTTGATGTTTGGAATGCTGTTCTACTATTAAACGTTGCATTACTAAAATCACCTTGGAATCGTGCTGCAGTACCTGTAAGTGTTAATACTGTACCATTGTACGTAAAATTAGTGCTTGAACTAAATGCTGATGTGCCATTACCATAAGGTATATAGTTAGCTGTTAAACTTGTTAATCCTGTGCCACCATTACCAACTGCTAACGTGCCTGCTAATGTAATAGCACCTGTCGTTGCACTACTTGGTGTTAATCCTGTTGTGCCTGCACTAAAACTTGTAACACCGCCTGTTGATGCTGCCCATGTTGGCACACCACTAGCTAATGTTAACACATATCCGTTTGTACCTGCGGCTAATTTACTTAATGTATTTACAGCGGATGCATAAATTAAATCACCCGTAGCGTATGTACTAAATCCTGTACCGCCGCTTGTTGCACCTAATGTACCAGCAAGTGTTACTGCACCTGTGGTTGCTGTTGATGGTGTCAATCCACTTAAACTTGTTTGGAATGATGTTACACCACCAGTAGATGCTTGCCATGATGCTGTTGTACCATTAGAGGTTAATACATAACCACTTGTACCTATTGCTAATCTTGTTGCACTATTAACACCATTACCAATAATTAAATCACCAGTTGCAGTAATTGGTGATAGGGCATTAAACGCAGCGCTTGCTGTTGTTTGTCCTGTACCACCATTTGCAATAGCCACTGTGCCTGTAACGTTAGCTGCAGTACCTGTGGTATTTACATTAATTGATGAAGGTAAACTTAATGTAATTGATCCAGCACCATTTGTTACAGTAACTTGGTTCGTTGTGCCTGTTAGTGTTGTTCTAACAAAACCTACACCTGTGCTACCTATATCAATTTGACCATTTGTAGGTGCTGTTGTTAATCCAGTACCTCCGTTTGCTACAGCAACAGTTCCTGTTACGTTTGCTGCATTTCCACTAATATTACCACTAACTTGTGATCCTGGCAAACTTAACGCACTCAATGTAGTAAGTGTTGAGTTAGATGATGCCGTAATATTTGCTGCAGTACCTGTTGTATTTTGGTTTAACGTTGGAACATCTGCAGCTGAAATAGTACCCCATGTAGGCGCAGCAGACACAGAGCCTGTACCTGTTTGTACCAAGAAATTCTTAGTAGATGTTGTATTTCCAGCTAATCTGGCATTAGTATTTGTGCCAGATCCATAAATTAAATCGCCTAACGTTGTTACTGGTGATAAAGCATTAAACGCAGCTGATGCAGTTATTTGACCTGTACCGCCGTTAGCGATAGCCACTGTACCTGTTACATTACTTGCAGTACCTGTCGTATTTTGGTTAAATGTAGGCCAGGTAAATGTACCTGTACTAAAGTTACCGCTTGTTGGTGTACCTAGCGCAGGAGTTACTAGCGATGGAGATGTTGCAAGAACAACGCTGCCTGATCCTGTAGAGGTAGTACTGCCTGTACCGCCAGAAGCCACAGGAAGAGTACCAGTAGTAAGAACAGAAGTTGATGTCGCATAAACTGCCCCGTTTGCTGTAAATGATGATAAATTAGTACCACCGTTTGCTGTAGGTAATACCCCTGTCACGCCGGATGTTAATGGTAATCCAGTTGCATTAGTCAACGTTCCTGATGATGGTGTGCCTAAAGCACCACCGTTCACCACAACCGCACCCGCACTGCCAATGTTCACACCTAACGCAGTTGCTACACCAGAACCTAAGCCAGTGATAGATCCTACCGCTGGAGTGACTGTTGTATTGCCAGCTAAGGTTAATTGACCTTGAGCATTGACCGTAAATGTACCTACTTGGGTAGCTGATCCATAAGATCCTGCAGTCACTGCAGTATTTGTAATACTAAATTGAGTGCCAGTGAGTGTTAATCCAGTTCCTGCTGTGTATGCTCCAGGACCTGCAATTTGGGTAAATAATAGTGGTGTTGTACCAATCGTAATAGGTACGTCTGTTGTTTGAACCCATTGCGTGCTTGCATTTACTGTACCACTAATAATAAATGTGGTGTCACCAGGTGCAACTTCATTTTGACCCGTACCAGTTTGGTCATAATCTGTTGCTCTTGTTAGTACCCAACCTACTGAACCTGAACCTACACTTGTGACAGTATAAATACCGTTATATTGCCCACTTGTTTCATTCTTAACTAAAATTCTTTGACCGACTGTTGGATTTGCTCCATCAATTGAAAGTGTGGCAAATGGCGTTGTTTTAGTAATTGTAGCACCAACACCAGAAGTTCCATTGTTGTATGTAACAGCGCCTAAGTCTACAGTTGTTGCATAATTACAAGCTGCGTGATAGTTAACATTAGAAATTGCAGCGTCTACGTATTGTTTTGTGGCTGCTTGTAATGCTTGTGTTGGATCTTGTGTCAATGTAACAGTTGTTAATCCACCTAAAGTAAGTGATGTGCCACCTAAACTAATTGCTGTTGTACCAATAGTCACTGAACTATTTGTGAGCGCATTATTTGGTATGTTAGTGAAAGTATTTGTACTTCCACTTATTGATTTATTTGTGAGCGTATCTGTTGTGGCTCTTCCTACCAACGTATCCGTTGATGTAGGTAGTGTCAATGTGCCTGTATTATTGATTGTAGAAATAACAGGACTTGTAAGTGTTTTATTAGTAAGTGTTTGTGATCCGGTTAATGTAGCCACAACCGTTGTGTCAATCGATGTTGTAACCGCAGATGATCCGTTGTAACTTGTACCTAATAATCCTGTGCCTAATGTAAGCGCATTAGTTGCTGTTGCAGTCACAGTGGTTGATCCACCTAAACTGACACTGTTTCCGTTGATAGTTACTGAACTATTTGTCAATGCACTATTAGGAATATTAGTTAATGTATTGGTTGATCCACTGATTGACTTATTAGTCAATGTTTGAGTACCTGTGAGTGTTGCAACTGTTGAATCAATTGCAATCGTCACTGCTGATGCACCTGTGTAACTTGTACCAGACAATCCTGTGCCAATGGTTAAAGCATTTGGATTAGCTGCTGTAATGGTGCCACTACCGCCTAAAGAAACAGCGACACCATTATAGGTAACTGAACTATTTGTTAAAGAGCTATTACCAATATTAGTGAGCGTGTTGTTCGCACCACTAATTGTTTTATTGGTTAATGTTTGTGTTCCGGTTAATGTTGCAACTGTAGAATCAATTGCAATCGTAACCGGTGTTGATCCATTAAAACTTGTACCACTTAATCCTGTGCCAATGGTCAATGTGCTTGTTGTCGATGCAGTCACTGTTGTGCTGCCACCTAAACTAACACTGTTGCCATTAATAGTAATTGCGCTATTGGCTAATTGTGCATTTGTAATTGTACCACTTAATGCTGTGGTTGGTATGGTTGTTGATGCAGTAAATGCACTTGTACCATTACCAATTAGGTATCCTGTTAATGTGGTCGCACCTGTACCACCATTAGCAACACCTAATGTGCCACCTAAAGTAATTGTACCAGTTGTGGTAACTGGACCACCTGATGTAGTAAGTCCTGTTGTGCCACCTGATACATCTACACTAGTAACTGTTCCCGTACCTGCAACAGTAACCCACTGTGTTTGGTAATCTAAACCATTTATTTTAGCTAGTACTTGGTTTGTATTACCGCCTGTAGGAACGCCTGGCCCTGCGGGTCCTGTGGCTCCTGTCGCGCCCGTAGCGCCTGTAGCGCCTTGTGGTATGGTAAAATTAAATACTGCCGCACTTGATGTTCCAGAATTATTTACAGATGCATATGTTCCTGGAGCACCTGTATCTGTCACACCTACAGCAATGGTTGCTGCTGTTCCCGCACTTCCTGCAGGTCCCGCCGGCCCCTGTGGTCCCTGAGGTCCTGTGGCTCCCGTAGCGCCCTGTGGGCCTTGTGGGATACCAAAATTAAATATCGCATTCTGCGAACTACCTACATTAGTAACCGTAGCACTTGAGCCGGCTGGTAATGTAGTTGTTGTACCAACTGTGACTGATGCTACAACTGGTCCTACTGTGGATGTTGTGCCATCACTATAATTAAATACAATATTGCTACCTGATAATTGAGCACTTGTGATCAGTTTACCGGGAGATACCGCATTAGCAACCTGAGATACAGAAGTTTGCTTTGTTACACCTCTTTGTACGACAACCGTTAATTCTGAACCCGTTAAGGCAGACGCGACTGGCAGTTGCGATATCGGTTGATCCATCTTATCTCTTCAATTAAGTGTATTTAAATATTCCAACACCTGTACCAATACCATACGGATTGATTACAACGACATCGGCGTAAGCGCCTGCTGTACCTGGTGGTGTTGTTACTACTATGTTTCTGTCGTCTAGTATAATCATACTAGAGCATGCTATTCCTCCAATTGATACAGTTGTTGCATAGGTAAAATACAAACCCTGTACTGTAATAATCGTACCACCTAAATGTGTTGCTGAACTTGGATTTGTTCCAAGTACGCTTGGTGGATTGCCTACTGATGGAGGTGGTGGTGGAACGGGTGGTGTGTATGTATTGCCATATTCGGCAATAGGGCCCACTGTTAAATCACCTTGTTGTCCAGAGTAGGTTGGAACACCTTCAATAAATATTGAGTTTTCATCTTGTGTTTGAATTTGGAGTTTATCTACCGCAACATTTGTATCAGGACGTGGAAAACGTAAACTGATATTTTCTGTTTGCCTTGCTGGTAATCTCCAAGGATCAAAATTATCTAAGTCGTCTTTGCAGACTCTCATACCAGGAAAATTTGGATCTGGCATGAGATCTACATAAGGGAACTTGCGGCTACAGCGATCACATATGCCTACGGATAGGACTGAGTTACCTCTTGTGTCGATGTAGACTGGCATTTAAGTGCCTTTAAGCCGTTTGGCTATTATTTTTAATTAAGTAGCCTTCTACGTTTACACCAATTTGTATTGTGCCTGTATCTGCACTTGCTTGCCACTGTAAGTCTGTTTTTTCAGTATATGCAAATGGAACAACACGTCTAATACTAAAGTTTTGTGTAAATGATGTTTCTAATACTGTTAATGCAACACCAGATACATTGTTTTTAGAATAAACTTGATAATTGACTGATGCAACACCACCTGCTGCAACAGCTGCATTAATGTCTACACGTGTTAAGTAGAATGTATATCCAGCTGGAACTGTATAGATAGCTGCTTGTGATTTTCCAAGACCTATGCTCATTGCTGCGTAAGTTACAGTTTTGCCTGCGTTACTTAATGATAATTTGCCAACGTTAGCAACACCTGATGCTAAAATCATACCATTAATTCTTAAATAACTATTTACTGTAGTTACACCAGTAGTACCATTAGTAAGAACTATTGTTTCTGAAATTGGATTAAAATTTGCATCAAGGCCATTGATTAAAACTGAAACGTTTGTGTCAGAGGCTGATGAACTATAAAGCAACATAGTTGTTGCAGATACTGGGTATGTATACGCAGAAAGGTTTTCCCAAATTGGATACATAGTTGTTGTTAGAGCTGCTTGATAGCCAAAGATATTTTGTAACGAATGGCCCATAATTTGACCACGTGCTACTTGAAGATCAAATGGCTCAAAAGCACCCTGAACCGTCACTGAGTGCGGAGGAGCTACTTGTTGTAAGTTTGTTGCCATAATTAATTGTCCTTTATAAGTTAAAAAGAGGGGGAATTGCTTCCCCCGCAATTAATTAGTTGTTTGTGTAACCAGAACCGTATGGTATGATAGAACCATCAATGTTACGAGCAACATAAGATACATCAAATACACCTGCTAGTGTACCAGTTACGCCAGAAGTTGTACCTACAGTAAATGTTAATGTTACATCGTTAACACCAACGTTAGCTAATAAAGCTGCAGCTGCAGTTGTTGTTGCAGGAACATAAGAAATACTACCGCCTGTTGTTAATGGTGTGATTGTACCAATTGTTGTAGCACCGATAGCTACAGTAATTACCATACCAGTAAATGCTGATGGTGCTGTTGTTTCAAATAATCTTACGTTTGAAATTAATGCACCAGCTGGTAAAACGATTGAATCTGCTGTTGTTGATTGTGAACCAATACCGTAAGTAGTGATTGCACCTGCTGCGTTAACGCCAGAGAATGATACTTGTTGTGAGCATGATGCTGCACCTGTGTTATCTGGAGCGATTACGCCATTGTTTGTTGGGTTATTTCGTTTAAATATACGAATTGGGCCGGTAAATGTTGATGACATGTTAGTTTTCCTTAATCTTAGTGGGTATCCCAAACTGTCTCTAAGTCGCCTATCGGGAAGTGTCGATAGTCAGAGTGAGATTATTCTTCCTATGCCTACTAATGCATATTATTATGCTGTTTCGCCCTAAAATAGATGCTTGTTTGATTTTTTTACGTTTTCGGTAGCGGGGATGACTTGTATATTGGAAGGCACATGCAAACCAGAAACAAGTTTGCCTTGCAAGGGGATAATGTGGTCGACATGCCAATCAATACCAAATAAGTTTGTTCTTAATTGAGCCAATGAATATGCTTCTTCAATAATCCATAAATCATCTTTTGTGAGCCATTTTGGTGTGCGTTGGAGTTGTGATGCTTTTCTTTTTGCTTGATATGATGCTCTTTTATCTTTATTGCTAGACCACCATAATTTATTATATTCATTATGTTGTATTAAATTAGCGTGTCTATATTTTGTCCGTATTTTTGCTTTTTGTTCTGGATTATTTAATTGCCATAGACGAGCACGTTCTTTTACCAAATCTTTATTTTTTTGGTACCATTCTTTTTGTAATCTTTTTATATTTTCTTTATCTCTAGCCATAATGATATTATATAACAAAAAAGCCAGCGTGTGCTGGCTTTTTCGCAATCATCT